AGGATTGTATTCTACAAGATATTTTGTTGCATATGCTGACGTATTTCCATTTGCTGGAATAGATGTAAATAAATTTCCACTAACAGATATGTTTCCAGTAACAGTAAGATTTTGTGTGACTGTTACATTACCTGTGACTATTCCACCAACGTTTGCGTCTAATGAGTTATTGGCACGAATGAATGCTGCATTTGCATACTGTCCAGTTGCGTTCTGTGACTGATACGCAGCGTTAGCGGCAGCAAAAGCACCATTAGCCGTGGCAAAAGCCGGTTCAATTTGTGGTGCTACATTATTAGCTGAAGCAAAAGCTGCATTAGCAGTATTTCTTGCAACTTGATCTGAACCTGAGATTTGTGTTGGTGATTGCCCGCCAACAGAAACAGCCAAAGTACCATTTTGATTGCTTAATACTAGACCGCCTAAGTCAATTGAGCCTGGCCCAACATAAAGAGAATGCCATCGATTAGCATCTGAACCAAGATAATAGGTATTAGTAGTAGTTGGTAATAAATTTCCACTAATTTGACCGCCAGTATTTGCATTAAGAGAATTATTAGCACGAATGAAGGCAGCAGTAGCAGTATTTTGTGCATTAGTAATATTGGTGTTTTGTGTTGCATTTACGCCAGCTTCATTGTTAGCTTTAGCAAAAGCTGCATTAGCAGTATCAAAAGCCAACGCATCTTGTTGTGATGCTTCCTTTGCAAGTGCATAACCACCTGGTGTTACACCATCGTGAACAATAAGAGTTTTTTTATCTGTGTCAACGGTAACTTCAGCAATTGCACCAGTAAATGCGGCTGTTTGTGCTGTGTTACCTCGTCTCCATTGAATTTGTGTAGGCATTTTTCTTTTTTCTTATGTTAAGTAACCAAAATCTTTTTGTAAGAGATAACCTCTAGGTATAATAGGTTCATCTTTGCAGTCATATTGTATAGTTAAATTTTCTCCAAAAGCAGAAATTGATGAGGTTAAAAAACCCCAATTTGTGTCTGTTGGAAAATAATCTTGAGCATTACCTTCACCACTTCCACCTGTACCAGCATTTGCCGTATATTGACGACTGCCATCGCCAAACTGAATAAAACTATTTGAAACAAAATTTGTAGCTGTTATTGCTCCTGCCACATTACCGCCATTATTTATGCTAAGTGAATTATTAGCTACAGTAAAAGCTGCATTGGCATGGTTATATGCACTCTGAGAAAATACAGAAGATGAACCAGAATTAGCTGCTTCAAAAGCAGCATTAGCATGGTTATATGCTAAGTTTGCATATGCACCGGCCGAAGTAGCTGCCACTCTAGCCACGTTGTCAATTGCTGATCCACCAGAAATGGTGTTAGCGTAAGCAAATGCAGCATTAGCATGATTTCTTGCGTAAGTGTCTGTGCCGGCCGCACCGCCAGTATTTGCCGCAATAAAGGCCGCATTAGCATGATTAAAAGCTGCTGTAATCCTATTATTTTGAGTAACATTTACTGCATTGATAGCAGTAATACTATTGTTCTGGGTGGTGTTTACTCCATTAATACTGTTAGCAGAAGTAAATGCTGCATTGGCATGATTATATGCACTTTGACTAAATGCTGATGACGAACCAGAATTTGCGGCATTAAATGCAGCATTAGCATGGTTGTAAGCTAGATTAGCATAGACACCAGCTGATGTAGCTGCCACTCTGGCAACATTATCAATTGCTGATCCACCAGAAATGGTATTAGCATAAGAAAAGGCTGAGTTAGCATGATTAGCTGCATACTGAGTTAATGCTGAATCATTGTTTCCACTTATTGAAGCGGTTCTAACCTCAAAGTTTCCAGTATTAGCACTATAGACTAATATATCGCCTTCTTTGACACCCCCTAAGTTTACACCACTTAGGTCAGATATATCAATTTTGGCCGAATAGTTCTGTGAAACAATTGACGGCCTAGTTGCTTGCCGTATCTTTACTATGCCTACCTTGGACACTTTATTTCTTTTTTAAGGTAGAATAGGGGTCAACTCAGGCATATTAAATTCACGATTAGTAGTATAGATTACTCTACCACCATATTGCACAACATGCTCATCAGCGCTCGAAAGACGAGCACAAAGGTTCATGGCAGCCGTTATTGGCAAATTTACTTCATAGAAACGATGAAATCCAGGGTACATTGCTAAAAGTTCATTATACATTTGACTGTCCTTAAAAAAATAAAAAAAACAATAGTTCTTCTATTTATGCTATTTGTTAGTTCCAAAATTGTAATGGTTCAGACTTAACTCTAAACGCTGGATCAGCGGCAGAAAATACTCTGCCAGTTTTGGACATAATGCTAGCTATTTTACCTAAATTTGGTTGTAAGTTAAATACTGTTGATTGAAATTGATTTAATTTAAAAGGTTCAATTAAGTCTACTTTAAATACCCTTTGGTCATACTCTTTAGATACAGCATTTTTTATAACAACAATAGGTTTTGTTAATGTATTTGTATCAAATATTTTTTCTTCTAAAAATTTAGAAAAAGCATTTCGTACAACAAAACCTTTAGAGATAAAATTAGAATTGAATTTCTTAGTATCAAAATCTTTTGGAAAAACATCCTTTAAAGCAATATAGGCTTTGTTTAATTGAGGTAAAGTAGTATTTAAATTAAATACTTGAGTTTTTGTAAATGGTGTTTTAAAATTACCATAAGATACATCAAATATTTTTTCATCTAAATCTTTTGAAAAAATATTTCTGGCAACAAAACCAGATTTTAATGTGCTAACTCTATACTTCTGTTCTTCCAAAGATTTTGGAAAAGCAGGTTTTAATCGAACTATTGGTTTTGTTAATTCAGTAACATTAAATCTATTTTGAGGAGTTGGAGTTGCAGCAAAACGGCTTCGACTAGAATATAAACCTGGTGCTATTATTGCATAATATAAATTTTCTCCTGGAGTTGTAGGAGCTGTAGTTGGGTAAACATTAGATTGAGCAATAAAATTACTTACGTTAAGTGTATCAAGATAAACACGGTTGCTAAGTGGTGTTTTAACAATGAGTTTAGGATTGTTTAATACCGTTACAACTTTAGCTTCTAATGATTTAGGAAAAGCAGGTACTGTAGGTAATAAAGCATTACTCCATGGCCTACGAGATTTATCCACTCGTTTGCCTGGCGCTATATTAAAATAATAGAAATTCTCTCGAGCATTTGTTGGTTCTAAAAGTGTAATGACTGTATTTTGCCTAACATTAGAAGTTATGACTCCTCTTGCATCCTTAATAACAGTTATTGTGAGTGGTTTAGACCACGGTGCTCTGGCTTTATCCGCTCTTTTACCTGGAGCTATTGTGAAGTAATAGAAATTTTCACGAGCATTGGTTGGCGAAACAAGTGTACTTACGGTATTTTGGCGAACATTAGAAGATATGTTTGCTTGTCTACCATTTAATGCTGCAATGTTGATGTAAGCCGGAAATGGTTTAGACCATATTGCTCTGGCTTGATCTGCTCTTTTACCTGGAGCTATGGTAAAATAATAAAAATTTTCACGAGCATTGGTTGGTTCTAAACGTGTACTTACGGTATTTTGTCGAACATTGGAAGAAACATTAGCAATTGTTGTTCCTAAAGAAAATACTTGTAATCTATCTGCTCCTTTTTTCCCAGAATAATTAACATTTGCGGAGGCATCAACCTTAATTATAACATTCGACAGTAGACTTAATGCTGGTTGAGACCAAATATCTCTAGCTTGATCTGCTCTTTTACCAGGAGCTATGGTAAAATAATAGAAATTCTCACGAGCATTGATTGGAGCTAATTTTGTGCTAACATTAGCTTGTGCTACATTTGAGGTTATATTTGCTTGTCTACTAAGAGAACGTATATCAATTAAACCTGGTGTTGTTCTAAAAAATATATCTCTAGCTAGATCTTGGCGTTTACCAGGAGCTATGGTAAAGTAATAGAAGTTTTCACGAGCATTGGTTGGTGCAGTAGTTGTACTGACTGTATTTTGGCGAATATTAGAAGAAACATTAGCAATTGTTGTTTTTAAAGAAAAAATTCCATCAACTTTTACTTTATGAGAAGATTGTAATTTACCAAACAATCGATTAGGTAAAGGAGTTCGCAAAACTGTAAAAGCTTTGTTTAATTGAGTAACTATTTTATTTAAAGAAAATACCTGTGTTTGAGCAATAGGTAATTTAAAATCGCCATAAGAAACATCAAATACCTTTTCATCTAAATCTTTCGAAAAAGCATTTTTTACTACAAGACCCTTAGAAACTATATTTGATTTAAATAATGTGGATTCATAAGTTTTTGGTAAAGCACTTCGAATAACATCTCTACGGTTTACATTACCTACTTTGCGGTTGTTTACTTCATAAGTTTTTGGTAAAGCACTTCGAATAACATCTCTACGGTTTACATTACCTACTTTGCGGTTGTTTACTTCATTATTTTTTGGTAAAGGATTTTTTAATTGAAGGCTAGTTTTATTGGAAATAAAACTTTTGGTTACACTAAAACCAGTAAATGAATTAGCTGTATCTGTCCATTGTGCATTGTTATTGCCTACTGGACCTGGAGCGGGAAAAATTAAAGCTGGCATATAGGCTATTTACCAAAAATTTTGTTTATTCCTAAAAAGAAATAGCCGTACTAGACGGCTATTTCCAAACACTTCTAAGTTTAATTGCTGTTTAAGCAGGTATAGCGAATCGGAAGTTATTAGTAAATGCTGCCTGCGTATTAACTGCTTGAGGTCCAGTACCATCTTCCAAACTACGGTATGATTGAGTAATAGTTGTACCAAAGAATTGGAATCTTGTAGTGATAACTGTAGAAGTTAATACCCAATGATCAACAGCAGATTGAGTTGAATCATAGAAGAAATCACTATCAGAAGTAATGCTTACTGTATCCATTAAAGTACCAAGAGCACTTGGAATAACTTTCAATCCGTAAAATCTACCACGAATATCTGGATCATATGATGGTCCAAGAACTACAACAGGACTAAACATAAATCTCTTACTGTTGTATACATTGGTTGCAACAGGTACAAGATGACCCAAATGAGGTTGAGGAATTGTATTAGCTGGATTAGTTGTCAGAATACCAGAAACTGGTGCGTTAGTTCCCTGATAAGCACCTGAACTACCAAGTTCATACAAATGCCCCCAGCGACCAGTTGTAATTGTACAAGCACTATAAACGTGTGCATTGTGATCAACTAGGTCACCAGCGGAGTTACGAGCTCTAGGTACAGCAAACACGCAACCATGTACCGGACTGTTTTGGAGAACAGGGAAAGTTGGGAACAATTGAGCGCCAACCGGGAATCTGTTTCCGTTAATGTGAGCAAATGTTGGCCATGGACTTATTGCAGTTGTACCAGAAATATTGTTGTTTGCAGGCGATACTGAGAAGTTAATACCTGTAACACCAAGACCTGTCGAAGCATCTTCTGGTTGAGCTCTTTCAAACTCAACGCAACCTAACCAGTTTGATGGTATGTTAGCGAAAGATTTACCTTGTATAATAAAGTAACGAGGATTTCCAAAGAGATACAAGAAACCGCCAGAGGTTTGAGTTGTGGAAACAATATCGTTAGCGTTACTTGCTGGGCCAGGACCAGTAGAACCGTTAACTGTAACTGTTGTAAGTGTTTGTGAACCAGACACCGTATATGTTCCTGTGTTACCTGTACCAGTACCAAAGGCAGATACGTTACCAATCGCAGAACCCATAAAGGTACCAATTCTAATTTGGCCCGAGGTCATTGTGTTAACTGTTAATAATGTTGTCGATTGTGAAACTTGAGCAACAATACCACCTGATTGGTCAGCGATGTTAACACCAACACCGTTTGTAGCACCATAAGAACCTAGCCAACGCTCATAAACTGGTAATGAGTAAGTTGCGTTAGCAGTTGTGATGACACCAGTATTAAACAATGGGAAGTATCTGAATCCCATGAACTTGCGGTCATTACTTGTGTTGCGTAGTAATGTGGTTGCCTCAGCTGATTTGTTTGGACAAGAATAAACGTACTCAATAAAGTCAGCACCAGCAATTGTAGCCGTTGTTAAGTTGCCTGGAGTAAAGAGTTTTGGTGGGTTAGCACCAACAGAAGATAATGTGTTTAAGAGTGGATTACCAAGTGTAAGGTTGTTACCAGCAACACCAGCAAGGTAAGTAAACAATGGAACTGATCTGTATAAACTAACAGGACCAGTAACAGTAATTGGTAAGTTAACGGTCAATGTTGTGTTGTTACTGATTGCGTTAACCACTAAATGCTGGCCAGCAATAACAATCTCAGCACCAACATGAAGCTCTGTTGTAAAGAGTGTTGATTGACCGTTAACTTGTGTTACACCTGATGCACTCAATACGTTACCAGTCAATCGTGTTACCATGCCACCGCCACTTTGTACTTTAACGATGTTATTTAAAGTGAAACCAGTAGCAGAAGTAACTGTTACTAATGTTGTGCCTGCCGGAAATACTGTATTAGCAGTTGCGGTCATTGTGGACTCAATACCTAATTTACCGTTAGCGTGCTGAGTTGTGTTACCACTACCTTCACGAGATCCTTCTAGTATCCAACCATGGAGTTTTCTTTTCTTGTAGATTGCAACACCACTAAGATTGCTTACAATTGGACGATTTAATCGAATAAGAGTATCTGATAGAATTTCGTTAACTGAATATTCAGAACCATCAACCATAATTTCTTCATTCACACGAAGTTCTGTTGTAAATGTGGTTCCTGTGCCAGTCAAAAATGTTTCTTTTACACGAATTGGCATACCTAGTACGCCTTGTGTCATTGCTGCTGCTGGTTGTCCTGTAAGTGGAGTAAGTGTACCAGTTGTTGCACCTGTTGGAGTAAATACTCGTAATTCATCTCCAATATAAACTTCTTCTCCTGAAATAATATCAACAGTAAAGTTAGTACCAGTACCAGTTACAGAAGCTGAACCGCCACTCACAGCAACAGTTCCTCTTGGAGCTACTCTATAGCGTAGTCCAGCATCTGTAAAGTCCATTGCTGCACCTAGGGTCATAGAGGTATTACTTGCAATAGCACTAATAACTCGGACACGACCATTAATAGTAATTGTTCTACCAGCTACTCCTGCTGTATTTGCAGCATCAAATGTAGCTTCAGTTAAAAAGAATGTTCCGTTACCTGTAACCGTTGCGGAACCGTTTGTAACAGACACAGTACCTGAAGTATTGCCAGACACGTTTGTTACATCTGCGGTACCTGTTAGAGTGTACTGAATAAATTTAACTGCACATGCGTCTGTTGGTGTTCTTGTCCAAGGTGCAGTAACAGTAAAAGAAGTGTCAGAAGCAACTGCCGCAACAGTACGAACTTGGCCGTAGATACTAATTACATCACCTGCTCTTAATTGAGTAGTGAAAATTGTTCCAACACCCGTTACGGTTCCGGTGCCACCTGGATTAGTAATAGTGACATATCCTTGCAGCGTATCATTTCTCAACCACTGGTCTACAAGTGCAAAAGTTGGCCATATATCGGCACCTGTTGCAAATGGACCGTAGGTAATAGATGCACTATTTCTACCTAATTCATTTAGTGTTGCCATTAATTATTCTCCTAGAACATGTACCGCAATTTTTGCGGATTTAGTTTGTATATTATTTAGTTAAAGTTGTGGATTTCCGCTTATTTAGTATTTTAAACTATTATCAAGTATTGAACAAGGTCATAGAAAAATTACTGCCTATTCCTTCTATGATACTAACTTTTATATAATCAGTAGTAATTATTGCGTAGTCTAAATCACTATATTTGACTGTAAACTGACCCATAGGTAATGTAAAATATTGTAAAAGAACATCATTTTTATATAGGCCTGCGGTCAAATTTCTATCTACAGGACCTCCATTTGTTAAGCGAACTGAGCGAATGGTGTTTGTTGCTTCAGGTACAAATATGGCTTTACCTGGAACTGGCGCTGAAAAATCACTTAGAACATTGAAAGTTTTAATTAAATTGCTACCTGAACCACCACCAGTATTTGCAGCATTAAATGCAGCATTAGCATGATTAAAAATTCTACCGCCATCAAAAGTAATTGACTTTGGATTGGCCAGCGTATTGCTAGTAATTGAAATACCATTAGATGCAACAAACGCAATTGTATCTAGGCCATTCGCAATTAGATCATTTTGACCTGCAATCTTCCACGTTTTAAATGTGGAGTTCATGGCAATCTTTACATTGCCAGATCCTAAATTCGTTACATCAAAACCTGAGTTGGCATCAAAACGAATACCAGTTACAGCTGTTACTACATTTGTATAGTTATTTGAATCATCTGTGAGGCTTACGGTTAGTGGACTACCGCCGCCTCCAGATCCAGCATTTGCAGTATATTGCCGACTGCCATCACCAAACTGAATGTAATCTCTTGTAGCAACAGTATTCGCTGTTACATTACCAGTTCTAAAAAGACCTGTTGCTTTATCAAATGTTAATCTTGGCGAAGAACCAAGGACACCAGAATCATTGAATTGGATTTCAGTATCTAAACCAGCTGGGCCTTCATACCTCTCAATAGTCTGGATTGTATTAGAAGGGCCACCACGATAGAAAATTTTGCCATCATATGTGTTGATGGCAATTTCACCATTTGCTAGGCTAGTAGGAACATTCCCACTAATATAGGAATGCCGTAACTCAATGACTGTATTAGACATTAGAACGAGCTGCCGTCATTTACCTTTATATTAAAAAGATCAGTAACTTTTTGCTCAACCTTCTTTTCTTCCACTTTTTCTGGATTTAACTTCTTTAATTTGGAAGGTGTGGCAATGTTTTCTAATTTTTCAACGTATTCTTTTAGATTAGTAATTTCTGTTTTTTTGTTTTCTAAATCTTTTTGAAGGGCTGTATTTTTCTTCATTATATCATTTAAAGCACCTTGCAACCTAGATTTTTCTTCGTGAGCAGAAGCATTTACCTCTGCTTTCATTTTGAATTCTTTTAATTCTTCATAAGTCTTAATCAACTCATTATATTTCTGTTCTACTTCTATTTTTGCTTTACCGGTATCTTCTGCTAATTTTAACTGAGTTTGAAATACAAAATTTTGCTTGATAATTGAAACTAAGTTATCAAGCAATATCTCCTGGTAAGCATTTGAAAATTCTACACTCATAACGACCCCTTATCATTGTTTAAAATGTTCCACCAGATAGGTGAGCAAATGTTGGAACGCCAGTATTATTAATTGTCAAAACATGACCTTCAGTTGACGAAGAAGCGGTAGTAAATGCTCCTGAACCTTGGCCAAGTAAAACACCGTTTGTTGTAAATGAGCCTGCACCAGTGCCTCCTCTTGCAACACCTAATGTACCTGAGGTAATTTGCGATGCAGAAATACCAATAAGTGTTGAATTGGCCTGCGAGATACGACCATTTGCTTCTAATGTAAACGAAGCAATTGTTGCACCATTACCATAATAACCTGCGGTTGTTGCAATTGTAGTAAAATCGGTGTTAGCCTGATTAAATGCCGCATTAGCATGATTAGCTGCATACTGTACAAGTGCTGAAGATCCTGCTGCATTAGCAGCAGCAAAGGCACTATTAGCATGATCAAATGATGCTGTTATTCTAGTATTCTGAGCAGCATCAACACCATTAGTGTTGTTTGCAGAAATGAAAGCTGCGTTTGCTGTATTATAAGCACCATTAATATAAGTCTGTAAATTTTGTCCGTTTAGTGTAATTAACTGTGATTTTAAATTAGCATTAAGAGTTGCAAGCTTAAATGAAGGATTATTAATATCGATGTTATTATTTGCACCAATTTCTGCTGTATAACCTTCAAAAAGCTGAAATTCTTTTGTACCTGCATCACGAATAAGACCGGTATGAGCATTGACACCATCGTTATAGTGACCTGAAAAACCAATATCAAGTATGTCTGAAGTATAATTGCCTGCACCAAGAATAATCAAACTATCATTAGCGACAATCTGCGAAGAGCTTACAGTAAAGGTATTACCTAAAACACTTAAATTGCCTGTGATACTTAAATTACCAGCAATTGTACCACCATTATTCGCATCAAGAGAATTGTTAGCACGGATGAAGGCAGCAGTAGCAGTATTCTGAGCCGTGGTAATATTGGTGTTCTGTGTATTATTAACACCTGCTTCATTATTGGCCTTAGCAAAGGCACCGTTAGCATAAACACCAGCAGAGTTTGCGGCTACAAAAGCGCCGTTTGCGTATATACTTCCTGAGTTAGCTGTAGCAAATGCTGCGTTTGCTTGAATGAACGCTGCATTAGCGTGGTTTCTTGCATATATGTCTGCACCAGCATTAGCAACCGTATTTGCAAGATCAAAGGCCGCATTAGCATGATTATATGATTTCTCAAACTTGTCAATATAAAACTTACCACCGATAGCTATAGAACCTGTGCCATCAGGTGATCCAATGAATAAAGTATTACTTGCGTATGAGTAAGCTGGTTCAGCTACATTTAATGAAGTTGGCGCAGCCGTTAGTGTAGAAAATTTTAATTGTATTACGGTATTAGCCATTTAAAATGAGCCTCCGACTATTGTTGTAACTGGCGGTTTTATTTCATATTTTCCTGTGTTGGCATTAAATACAACACTATCACCATCCTGAAGTCCACCTACATCAATCACATCAACAAGCTCCGCTAAAGCCACATTTGGTTTTGGTTGAAAATTCTGTGAAATTATTACTGATCTATTTGGTTGCCTAAGTCTAACTGCACCTAAAATATTTTGTGGTTCAGTTATATTAGCACTAGGCGTATAATCTTGTGAAGCTAATTTCGGCTTAATACCTGGCCGTATTTTAATCGAACCTATATCCATTATCGAGTAATTCCAGGTAAAACATTTACTATTCCTTCTACCACCCTTGTTCTTGTGGTGTCTGGAGCTGTGATAACAAGGTCATACAAATAACGACCAGGAGTTAAATTTGCAGTATTTGCTGCTGTCATCGATAGCGTAATTTCACCATTTGAAGTGCCAGTTATTGTGGCAGTAAGGGTGTTAGCTGAAGAAGAATAGTACGATTTTCTTATTTGAGAATTGGCAGTATAGCCGTCCAAATCAATGGCATCGCCACCAACATCATCTACGTTGATAATAACAGAAAAAGACGCATATTGTTCAATGTTAAGTTCTGAATAAGCAGCCACAGATTACTCCCGTTTTATCGTCTATTTAGTTAAAACGGGTACTTAGTAATTAATTTACCATATTTGGAATAGAAGGGTGATGACCTTTACGACAGTCAAATTGACGACAAGCTATTGGTCTATCCTCGTATATAGAGCATTTACCATTTACAAACATACCACATCCACCTTCCTTTTTTCTATAAAGGACTACCAACGGACCTACATTTGGATTTAAATTTAAATGTTCTTGTGAAGGACTTATCAAACTGATTGGATATTTACCAGAATTTATTTCTTCTGGTGTCAAAAAAGGAGATAATTTTTCACAACAGAGAGTGCAGCTGCCACAAGGCACTTCTGAAATTTTTTCGTCCGTTTTAACAGAAGTAATATTAATATTTTTTATATCAAAATAAGTTTTCATAGTTTTAAATTGTTTAAGTAATCTTTAAGTTCTGCTAAAGGTAGGTCCCAATTGTCATATCTTTTTTGTCTGAAGATTGTCAGATTATCATTATACCATTTTGTTTTATGACCTGGAATTGCCCAAGTATAATAGTTTAAAAGTGGGGTTAAAACAACAGAAAGTTTTCCCATAGATCCTGCTGCGTGAATCAAAGAAGTGCAGCTAGAAACAACTATGTCCATTTGATCGATATAGTCAAAAGTATCATCCCAATTTTTAATGTTGTCTTTTAAATTAATCACTCTTGGATGTCTTAGATCTTCATCCATATGAAAAGAATAAATCGTATAATCTTCTGGAATACAATCTATCATTTCTTCAAACGGAACAGTTCGATGTAGGTCTTGGTCATAGTGAGGATTACCCATTGTTTTAATACCAATTTTTTTCTTACCTTTTAATTTTGGTGCTTTTCTGCTGGGCGACAAATACGGGCCGTACCACAAATCATCTTGATCTAATTCCAAATAACTTGGAACCGGCATTGAGTATGTCCACAACCACTCATCAGGTAATTGTTTAACATTTGACATACAAGAAAAACCACATCTTTCAAATATATCAATAACATCTTTCCTGTCTGTAAACCATATTGGGTTTAAACCTCTTTCTTTGAGATGTTTAATAAACCTTACTGAAATAATTTCATCACCAGTACCTCCTTCGGCACAAACAAGAATTGTTTTTCCTTCTGCTGGTTCTCCTTGCCACAAATGAGTTTTTGGAAAAGGAAACTCATGCCAAGAATTAAACGCTCGCCCACCTAATAAAACTTCTTTCAAACCTTTTTTAAATAAACCATTTCTTAAATCATATGTACCAAGATTAAATTTAACCCTTCTTTCAATATCTTGATCGTGTGGTTTTGTTAAAATGTCCCTTAAAACTTTTTCACCTAAATCTTTTCTATCTAATAAAAAATAAGTAAAAGCTTCTTCCATTCTAAGTTCTGGATCATCAGGAGTTTCTTTTAAATTAATCTGTATAAATTTTAAAGCATCTTCAGGTTTGTTTACTTGTAAATACCCTCTAATAATATTAGTTCTTACTTGATATTTTTGTTGTGCCATTAAAGGAAAACTATTGTGTAGTTTAAGAGCAACATTTAAAGAACCTTCATAACTTTTGCAATTTACATATAGTTGGCCTAATTCATCAAAATGTTCTATATTTTGAGCAAAAGGAAACAACATATCTAAAACAATTTTAGCTTTATCGTTTTGTTTAATATCAATAAAAAATTTTGCAGTAGCTAAAGGATCTTTCATTTGTAAACAACCCACTTAATTATTAATTCTACAATAACATTATTGAATGACCTAACTGCATGCTCGCACTGGTCATCAGTATAGTTTTTAAATATTTTGTGCCAATATGGATCAAGGTTAAATTGAAACCCTTCAACTCGCATATCAACACCGTGTATTAAACCAAGAGGAGTTTCACTACCATCATTTTCTATGTCATGTTGATTTCTCTTTTTAGAGAACATGTCAAGCGTATGAGAATAAATTGGTCTTTTGTGAGTAGGATCTATAAGAAAAATATCATGCCGAGGATAAGGAACTTTAACATCAATTTCTGTGCCGTGTTTGCATACACGGTAAAGTTCTTTTATACAATGAAAAAAACCATCACCAAGATGCTCAAGTATGTGGTGGGCAATTACATGATCTACACTATTATCTTCAAACGGCAAAATATCATGCTCTAAATCCAAAACATAATCTGGATTTGAACCATCATAACTATCTATATTAGTATAGCCTGGAAACTTTTTGTTGCCTGAGCCAATATTTAACTTCATAATTATCACCTGTAAACATAGTATTATAACATATTTTTATTTATTTGTCAATCTTTATTTTTAGTAACTAACGTGTGGTTAAAACCACAAGTTACTGAATTCCATCTATTATTAGGTAAATTATGATAACCAGTATTTTGAGTGACAACTAACATAGGTTGTAAATTGCCAAGTCTAAAAATGTCATTTATTAACCACAAAGTTCCATTTTCTTTAATGCCTGCAATTGAAAATTCGTCCAAACTATTTGAACCTCCAACAGCAATTTTTTTCCAAAAGCCAGTTAAAGTTGCACCACTGGTACTAATATTTGCGTTATATATCGAAGTATTTGTGGTAAAGAGTTTTCCATCGCCTCTTAATGCACAATAATATGGCGTCCAAGGATTTGTTGCGATTTGTACAAAGGTATTGGATTGTGTTCCTAATTTAGGGCTATTAGCTTGAGTAGGTGATGATTGATTAAAACTTGATATTATTCCTAAAGGATGATCAGCACTACTAAAACCCCATGCGTATATTGTGTCGTCTGAATTAATAGCAACACTCGTTCTAAATCCTGCACCAACTTGTTTGATAGCATTAAGAGTGCCCCCTGAACTATAAGGGTTAAAACCACTTGAAAAAACCATTACCGGTCTTGATCTAGAATTAACTGTGCCATCACCTAATTGATAATAATCATTACGGCCCCAAGTAAATACCTCTCCCAATGTTGTTATACCAACCATATGATCATAACCACACGATATATCAACCCATCCATTAGAAGAAAAGGGGCCCGAACCAGCATCAAAATTGAGTCTAACTTGCACAGGTGAAGATCTATGTATTGTATCACCTAACCCTAATCGACCATCATCATTACGGCCCCAAGTCCATAAAGTTCTGTCGCTTTTTATACCAGCTACATGACCATCTCCAGTAACAATTTTTATCCAGGTATTTTGACTATTAATGAAAGTGGGGGTTGATGGATTAGATACTGGTTGATTATGGTAAGCACTACTTCCCCAAGTCCATAATGATCTATCTGATTTAATGCCTAAAGAATATTGTAAGCCTGCAGCTAAGTCTAACCATTCATGTCTTGTTGAACTCTGTGAATTATTACTAAGAAAAATACTTGGAACTGTTGGGTTTACTCCAGTAATTCCATTACCAATTTGGCCTGAAGTAGCAACACCAAAACCAAAACCAATTCCTGTTTTTTTTGTTTCAATTGCTTTTTTACGAGCAAAAGCAAGATCCAAATCTAAATTGGGAAAAGTATTTGATGCATAACCGTAATCAGCAGTTCTAAGCATTTATTTTTTTTTATAATTTAAAAGTTTGTATTAAAGCACCAGCTTTTGCTTATTATACATTATATCCATCAGGTTTATTAAGTAGATCTTTTATAGCTAAAATTTGTGTACTACCTTTTCCACAAATAAATTTCCAATTATTTCCTCCAGATATTTGAACTGGAGAAGATTTAGATATATATGTGCCATCACCAAGACAACCTACTCCATTAAATCCCCAAGACCATAGTGAACCATCTGTTTTTAAAGCTGTAATTAAATGATAACCACAAATAACTTGTCTCCAATTTTGGCCTGGTACTTTATATGGATAAGGAACATTTTCTTCCTCTGGTAGATTATCTCCAAGAGCCGATTTACCATTTCCTACTTGACCGTAGGCGTTTGAACCCCAAATCCATAAAGAACCATCTTGTTTTATTGCAGCTGTGTTAAAAGGACCACATGAAACTAATGACCAATCATTCCCTCCAATTATTGTTTGAGCTGGAGATGAAGTGTTTGCAATTGTCGTTGGATAAGTAAGTTCTATGCCTAATTGCCCATACTTATTTTTTCCCCATGTCCACAATGTGCCATCATATTTAACTGCTGCACTATGTCGCTGGCCACAAGATACTTGCTTCCAACCCTGACTATTTCCAATTTGAACAAAACTAGAAGTTTCGGCTCCAACACTACCAGCTGGAGCTCCAGAATACCACGTATTTGTACCTAATTCACCATAAAATGATCGGCCGTAAGCCCATAAAGTTGTGTTAGCTTTAATTGCAAGAAGTTGACCGTCTCCGTAAGAAACTTGTTTCCAATCTGTGCCACCACCAATTTCCTGTGTTGGTGATGATCTACCAGCAAAGGTCCAATATTTGTATTCGGCTCCCCAAGCCCATAACGTACCATCGGTTTTAATTGCTGCTGATGCTCCATAACCAACAGAAATTTGTTTCCAAGTTGTGCTTGTTCCAACTTGTGTTGGATACTCTCGATTAAGATTGCCAATTGTTGGATCTCCCATTCTCCAAGTGTTTCCTTCTGAACCAGAATAGTTATCACCTCCCCATGTCCACAATGTACCATTGGATTTAATTCCAGCAGCAACTCCAGGAGTGTTTGCTGTTTCTTTAGTCCCTTCGTACAGAACTGGTTCATCAAGAGGGTAAGTGCCTCTAGAACCACAACAATCTATTTGTTTCCAATCTGTATTTGCAGGCCTTCGTCCACTCGCATCATCAACAAATAAATATAGAAAAGGAGTGCTAGCGGTATAAGTAAAGCCACTGGATTCAATTCTTCTTCCCCAAAAAAATACATGTGGCGCTTTATGTGCAGCTGATAAATTTTGATAGATGTTTATACCATAATCTTTAGAAATACGAGTTGATGTTATATCAACTCCTCCAGTTTGATAACCTGTATTTGCGGGCATTTATTAACCTAGTAATTCTTCAAAAGTTTCTTTAAAACGAATTGCAGCATATCGGCCCTGTTGCGCCGAAGTATCACCTACAGATTGCCATTGTAGATAACCAATTTGAACAGGAGAAGATCTAACTTCAAAGGTAGATCCATCATATCCCCAAACCCACCAAGTATTATCAAGTTTAATACCGTGGCAACCTTTTACATCTTTCCAACCTATGTTTGATGGCACTAAAGTAGGAGAAGATCTGGAAATTGTATCATTTAATCCAAGTTGGCCCAGATTATTCAGGCCCCAAGTCCATAATGTGCCATTTGTTTTTACTGCGTGAGCAGAATAATTACTACTAAATGATATTTGTTTCCAATCATAAGAAGAACCTATTTGCGTTGGAGTTGTTACATTAGAAGTGTTTCCTGTGCCTAACTGTCCGTATTGCCCTCCTCCCCAAGTCCACAAAGAGCCATCTTCTTTTATTGCACCAAAACCTTCATAAGTGGCGGCGATTTGTGACCAATTATTTCCACCTAATACTGTTTGAAAAGGAGCAAGTCCTGCGTTTTCAATAGCTCCTAAAATTCCTGGCGTGGAAAATCCTGCTCCAGTATTTCGTCCCCAGACCCAAAGAGAGCCATCCATTTTAATTGCGCCAGCCGCAAATCCAGGACCTCCAGTTACTTGTTTCCATCCTTTACCTAAAAAAACGTTCACGCTGCTTACGATTCCTTGTACTGGTTGTGGCGTTACTGTATTATTCAAGCCTCCTTGACCTTGGCCTGATTGATAATAAGCACCACGTCCCCAAGTAAAAAGTTCTCCTTCATCGTCTATAGCTAATACCATATCATAACCAAATGCAACTTGTTTCCAAAAAGATCTACGTTGTACTCCGTTGGCATCGCGGCCAAAAACTTGTACAGGTGATGATCTATCCAATATCGTGCTTCCTCCAGCATAACCATCTGCAATTAACCCGTAAAAATTACTTCCCCAAATCCAAAGTGTACCGTCACTTTTTATTCCAGCTGTATTGTTTACACCAACAGCTACTTGTTTCCAATTAGTGGCAGAGCCTATCGTTTGCACAGGAGAAGATCTTCTTTCAAGAGTATTATCACCAATAGGGTTCGAGCCAAAAATCCATAGTGTGGATTCTTCAGCTAAATTATCTATAGCCGCAATATCATTAGATAATAAATCTTCTAGACCATCAACTTCAGGAGGTAAAGATGAACTTTTGTATGCCATGCAATTAACCTACTTTTTGTTCTAAATCTTTTATTCTGTTATTCAATTCTTTTATGGTTTCAACCAAATAAGCAATAACACCTTGATAGTTTACAGTTTTAATTCCCTGCGTTGTATCATTGACAAGGTGGGGTAAAGTTTTTTCTACTTCTTGAGCAATAAAACCTGAAGATTTTTTACCTGTATCTTTCCAATTAAATTCAACTCCATTTAACTTTTCAATCATAGTAACTGGACTTTGAATAGTTAAAATATTTTCTTTTAATGTAACATCGGAAATAGAATTAAAATTAGTGCTTGTAAGCGTTGTTGTACTTGGGTTATAATAAAGTTTGGTATTTGATGTATAAAATTTATTTTTATCTGTAATTATTACAGAGTAATCTTTATTAGTTATACTTACGTTTGCTGTTAATGGATTAAAAGCCATACTATGTAATCTCCAAAACAGAAATAATAACATCTAGTGAACTAGCAGCCGAAGATTGAACTGATACACTACCACCATCTTCTAAAACTAATTTTTGATCTCCACCAACAGGAATAAAAGTTTGGCCAACAGAAACTGGAGTTAAACATGCTATAAAAGCAGTATTTGCACCATCAGAAACGGATACATTTGCTGTAACGTCTGAACCTGTTCTATTTGCTACTGACAGACCAATTACCGTTGTTTGTGTGGCGGCCGGACACAAATAAACTTGAAAATTTGTTGTACCTATCGATGAAAAAACATTACTTTTAAAAGAATTTGCCATTTAATTTACCTTTATATTTTTAACCAAGTGCTATCGCAAATGCTACGGCCGCTGCAGCAGCTGAGTTAGCAGCATCAAAAGCGGAATTAGCTTTAACAAAACTAATATTTGCTGTACTAAATGCTGAATTTGCATAAGAACCTGAAGTATTTTGTGATCTAAATGCTGAATTTGCATGTACAAAACCTGAATTTGCATGTACAAAACCTGAATTTGCATGATTAAATGCTGCATTAGCTGTGATACCAGCAGAAAGTAATGAGGTAATATTTGCATAAATTGCTGTATTTGCTTGACCAGTCAATATTACAATATTAGCTGTAGGAAAATTTCCATAATTAATTGTAGTGAAACTTCCTAAATTTGTATTTCCAGAAACATCAAGTGTTGTTCCAAATTGCCCTCTACCTGCAACAATTAAATCATCAAAACCTACAGCATCTAAAGTGAGATTTCCTGATACTTCTAAATCACCTTTAACTTTAACATTATTTTGTATTTCTAAATTTGTATTTGCTAAAAATGTTTGACCTGATCCGCCTTCTGATAATAAATTATGACGAGAAATAATTGCTTGTGAAGCAGTTAACCATTGCAGAAAGGTATTGGATGTTGTTAAATTTATAATTGTATTGGACATTATTGTTTCCGAAGTGCTGCGATTTCAATAAGTAGATTTTTAATATCTTGCATATCACTTTCTAATTTTGCAAGGCGTTCTTTTGTTTCACCTTCATCTTTTTTAAGTGTTTGAACAAGATTTTTTTTATTTTTATAATCTCGTAAAGCTGTTACGTTTTTATTTAGAAGTGCTTTTGAGTTTACATCTCTCAGTAAATTTTCATCTTCTGTTTGAACTAAAATATTAGAATCAATTAGTGTCATGGTGCTAGTGCTAAAGCTCTTAAATCTCTAATAATTGGAACATAATTTGTGTCAGATGTTCTCATTACTATTTTAATTGCAAATGTTCTAAAATTATCATATGCAACTCCAGTAGAATTAATGTAAGAAGTATCTGGTGTAGAAGGTATATACAAATATTCTAAAAAGTCAGTTTCAACTTGAGATTTATTTGTATTTAACAATGTTTCATCTCCAGGTTGAACATTTATCATTCTAACATATGGTCTTTCATCAAAGTTTGTTTCATCTTCATCGGCAACAATTTTATAGTACACTTCAATGGTTGTTGGAACAGGTTGATATGCGGTAATATAAACACGAACCATGTTTGCATCAAAACCATCTGCAAGAGTTACTTTACGAGTAATATAACGAGCAATTGCAGGACCGCCTTTTGAATCTGTTTCTGAATCAATAATTACTGTTGCTGTTGTATTTCCTGCAGAAACACTTGGTGCTGCAACTGTTGCCGAAACATTTTCAGTATATCCAGAACCAGTTGAGGTCACTTCAATTGTGTCAATTTGACCTGTTGTTAAATTTGCAACAGCTGTTGCAGATGCACCACTTCCTTTAGCTCCGGTAATAGTAATAACGGCATTAGCTGTGTAACCTGTACCAGGATTTGTAATCGTAAAATCAGAACCATCTAAACCACAATCATTAATTATATTTTTAATTGCTATCATATGTAATCTAGATGTATCAATCATTACAGAAACAGTATTATCTGTTGTTGTTAATGTTGACCTAAGTAACGCTGAACTATTAGTATTATTATAAACAACTTTTCTTGTATCTAATAATACATCATCACCAGCAATAACACTTGTGAAAGTACCGTCTAAAGTTCCACTTGCATTGTCAGTTAATCTATGAGAATATTGAGAAGAAGTTCCATCAAATATTAATTCTTGTGATGCCACTTTAATTAAATCGTAATCTACATTTGATGCAGGTATAACATTATCTAAAGTTATTTGTGTTGTTCCTACAGTAAAATCACAAACATTTAATTTAAACATTAAATCAATATCTTGATATGGAGTATAAGTTGATCCATTTTGTGATTTAAAAAATGAACCAGTAAATACTTGTTTGTCCACTCGGCGATCTGAACCATCTAATCTTGTGCCGCCCATTTCTGCTACAAAAATTTCATAGTCATCAGAATTTGTAAACATTACAATAGCGTGTTCACCAGGAGTAAGAAATACTGGCGCAGGAAATTTAAAACGAGTGTAGTGATTTGAATTTGTAATATCAGGAATATCTGAACCAACACCAGATACCGTATTAATAGCCTCTGGTCTTAAATTTACCTGTCCTAAAGCTGCTCCACTATGAATTAAAGAAGAATGTGGATAACCATTTATTACTGGCCTTAATTGAATTGAAAATGGTTGATATGTAGCTTCATCTTTTTTCTTAAAAACTAAATCAACACTATGCACAAACATACCTTTTGGATATGCTGATGCATCAACAAAAAATGTTTGTGCTACTGGATCAATAAAAGATGTTGCCATATTAATTCCTAATTAATTTACTTTTGAAGTATTCTTTAATCACTTTAAATGGTGAGGTTACAATATTAATCATAGAAACTAATATGTAAAATGCCACCATAAATGTGAAGATCGTAAAACCTTTTAATCTAGAATCTGGTTTACTTAGATTTGGATTTGTTAAACCTACAATTGAACAGATAACTAAACCTAACCAGAACACAAGTTTACCTACTAAAGAACCTTCATCACGGACTCTTTCAACATATGCCATTTCATCAGACCAAGGTCTTGCGATCACCTCAGTCATATGTAGTGCTATGTTTTTTTGCATTTCATTATTATCTTTCATATCCCAAAGATACAAACTTGGACCTCGGCCTTTTAACCATTCAACAATTGTTCTTGCCCAATACACATAACCACGATATATGATTGGATGATTACGTTGTAATCTTCGGCCAAATCTCTGATCAGCTTCATTTATATTTGGCGCAAAGAAACCTTGTTGAGCCATTTCAGAACAAATAATTTTGCCGCCGCGGCCGGCAGGCGCAGGCGGAGGTGTTCTATCTCTCACAAGTGTTGTACCTAATAACTGTCTTTCTACAGCAGTTGTTGACCTATAATTTTCGTTTTTCTCATAGATAACCTGATTTTGAATTGTAGGCACACGAACTGAAATAGAAACTTCTTCCACAACATTAAGAACACCTTGAGCGTACCATTGTTCTTCAGCAAAAGAATTTGTTTGTAAAGGATCGTTATTTTGATCACTTGTTAATCTAATTAAACGAGATCCAGTTCTACTTCTCCAACCATCGTCATATGCAGTTGGTCCATAATTTGGCAAAAACCAACGTCCAGCCATATCACCATGATCATCTGTTTGTGGTTTTCCTACAGACCAACGAGATGTGCCATCTGGTATTATATCCCAGTTTGGAGTAATTGTAGCAACTTTTGTTGAACCATTATAATTTGTTATGGTTCTTTCTTGGCCAATACCAGTTCCTGCAACAATTCGTATTTGGTAAAATTGAGTTGCTGTTATTGGATCGGTAAGATTTTTTGTTCCAGAATAAGGCCAAGAAACTGTTGCATATGAAGATTGAACATTCACATATGCATTATTTACTGGAGCACCTGAATTAAGAGTAATTGTAGAAGCATTAGCTGTACTCGTATTGCCGTTATTCCAAAACATAATATCAATCTTAGCTGTTGAACCACTTACTGCGCCAGTAACAGTATCATTAGCTGCAAATGTACCACGAACATCACCTAAGAAAATCATTGGTTGTGTTTGTGACCAAGAACGTCCAGTTTGTTTTAACAGTTTGGCTGTACCACCACTTGATGATGTTATTGTTTCATAGACACCATAAGAATCGTTAAAATCACCACTTACATTAAATAACCAAGCAATAGCTGGAAATTCAATATATTTTGTTGCATCTAAATCACCCTGTTCAGCAAAAAGATAATGATATTGATTTGGTCTTAATCCTTTTGCAACAGTAATGATCCATTGAGCACGAATATAAGGAACAACCGACAAATCAACTTGACGATTACCAATACTCTTTACAATTCTTTCAGGTACTAATACTTTTTTGGTACCAAATCTTTCTCTCGAATATTGCGTTACAGTTGTGGTTGATTTTACTGTATCTTGATAATCAAGATAACCTACTGAACGATTTTCTGAACCTGTGCTAACTCCCACATTTTGGCCAGAAACAAATTCATTCCAATCACCCCATTGATTACCCCAACCAGCTGCTCGTGTATCATGTAAAGCAGCACCAATTTGTTCCCAAGCATCGTTCTCACCCTCCATGTTAACAAGAACATCGGGTCTTGTTTCGGTATCAATCCAAAAATCTCCAGGTGGGAAGAAATCAAGTGTGCCAGAATAATTAGAAAGAACAAATGGGTTAACAGCAATAGCTTGTGTAGCTACATTCTGTGTAATAAATGTTTTTAATGTGTACGGAGAAGTAACAATTGTTCCTGCTTGAACATTAGCTGAAGTTAATGAAGTATTTGCTTGAAAGCCAATACTTGTTGAAACAAATGAAGGACGTAATTCACCAGCTTTAAAATCCATTGCACATTTATAGTCAACATTTTTAACATCGCCTACTTGGTGACCTCTAAACGAATCCGTAAGAATACCATTTTTAAATCTTTCTAAACCATTTCCATCAAGAACCGTTAAGTCCTGTGCTGCTTTTTCTAATGTGTTTAGTGCAGTATAATATTCCAAATTTTCAATTCGTTTTTCCAAATTACCAATATCTCGCATAGTATATCGTTTATTTTCAATATACTGAAGTTTTACATCATTTGGAAAAAATGTATATGGATTAACACGAATCGTATACAAACTCATCACATTATCTGGCTCAGGCGGAGTTTGTGGATATAAAGAAGAAACTCCTTGAATAACTCTAAATTTTCTATCTTCGCCTAATACAATTCTATCTGTTCTTGGAATATAGTACGAGTAGTCAGATTCTAATGCTTCTCCTGCTTTAGGTAATGAAACACCTGATAAAGTAAAGTTTGGTGTTGTAGCTACTAAATTTGTTCTGATTGGTCTAAAGTCAACACAATCTCTCAATTTATAAACTTCGCCGCTTGTTGGGCTAGTAAAGTTTGGTATTTTAGCATAACGAATTTCTTCAGATGCTCCAAGTGATGCATTATTATAAGAATCAACTGTAAAATAGCCTGAACCAGTATGCGTAAAATAATTAAAAAGAACTAATATACGACCTTTTGGAGGTAATGCGGCAGGTTTTAAAGTAATTGAACCATGATCATAATACCCATCTTGTTGGCCATCATTTAAAATATAACGATCAGTAATATCTTTATTTGCATTTGTTAAATCAGCAAAAACAACTGATGTAGAAGGATCTAAAGAATCAATAACTTTAAAAGATGATTTAACAGAAGAACCTCCAGAAGTTACAGTAAAGTAACCATAAGTTTGTTCAAAATTGCCTTCTAGTTTATAAACATCAGAAATATAAAGATTGTCAGATTGGCCTGGTACTTTATTTGGAGAAGTTATAGCAACTTGTCCATCAGAAGAATATATTGTTGTGCTTCCTATTGTTACTCCGCTTGTTCCTATTCCATTAGTATTTGCAGTAACTAAAGTTTTAACTTTTGGTGAAGTAGTATTATAATCAACTGTAGCAATAACATCAACAGTAAATGTATTTACTGAATTAAAATTAAGTGTAGCTGAAGACGTAGAAACTGCGATACTTCTTGCAGTTCCAGAAGTAAAAGGAATTATTTCACCATTTGTAAATTCTGAAACGCCTGTAGCGTTATTTGCAACAATATAAAAATGATTTAATTTTTGAGCATCAGATAATGCACCAGAACCAACAAACACATTGTTGGCTGAACCAGTAGAAATTGATAAAGAACCTGCTGAAACTGTTTGATTTTTAAAAACAGCTTTACCTCTAAAATCTTGATCAGACATTCCAAAACTAACAAAAGATTGCGGAACTCGAAATACAAGAGATTTAAAATTAGTATCAGAAAAATAAGTATTACTACCTTGAGATGATTGATTTATTGGGTCTACATTAGCTGAAGCAACAATTATAGGAACAGTATTAACAACAGCAAAAGATTTAATATCTTTAATATTAAAATCAATTGTATAAATTGAATTACTTCTTGGACCAAAAGGAATAGCAAACACATCTTCAATTGCTACTGTTTTTGTTAAATTATTATAATTAATAATTTTGTGTTTTACATTATCTGCACCATAACCACCAGAAATACGAATATAAGCATTGCTATAAGCTTCAGCAAAATTAGACACTTGACCTGCGGTCAAAGAAAGAACAAGATGATTTGTATTTCCTGAAGCTCCAGAATTAGCAGATTGTGATATAAATCTAGTATCATAGAGATAAAGATTATATTTGTAACTGCTTGGATCTAGTGTATTAGCAGCAGAAACATATTCGATTTCTCGAATACGAGCTGTTCCTATTTTAGTTGAATTGTATGTTGTTGTATTCGATACAGAAATTCTTCCATTTACTATGCAATGCAAATCAATTATTTGCATTGTGCCAACATCAAATAAACCTTTCGTATTAGCAACCGTAATATAATTGCCATAATTTGCAGCAACATCATAATTTTGAACAGTTCTTGTTTCTCTAGCTCTTTCTAAGTCTAAATTTATAGGAGATACAGTTTCAATTTCATGGCCACGAACATACGCTTTACCTACACTTAATTTAGCAGTAAAAAGTGAGGAGTTAGAAGTATTGCCAGCAGAAGGTATATGATCCTTTAAATAAATTGTAAAAGGTTTTACAGTATAATTACCTGATTCATCATATGTTCTTCGAGCTAAAGTTTTTTCTAATTCTGAGTAAAGAGGATAATTATTTCTTAAAGTAACGATGCCACTTTCAACACGAATAATTTCAATAAATTTAGTATCATCTGTTGATTGAAGTGTTCTTTTATCTAAAGAAAGATTTACTTTATAACGAGTAGAACCTGGCGCTTGATAATTTGAAGCGTTGAGAGCAGGATCTAATAAAGATGTATCTGTTTTTTCATCAACAATTGATTCTTCGTATGCTAAACCAATACGATATGTTGGAGCATTGCTGTATTTTTCTAAGATAAGAGTTTGAGAGGTTACTTTTACAAAAAAATCATCAATAAAATAAATACCATCATTTACACTTGCTGAAGCTGATTTTCCAGAAGAAGCAACACTAATTGATCTTGCTTCATATTGATCACTATCTATAGTAAAAAAAGTTTCACCATCTGCTATTTGAAGTGCTGTTTTATACTCAACAAATATTGTTGGAGGATCGGTTAATGTTGCAGCTGTTACAGCAACAACTTTTCCTAAAGCTGAATTTGCAGAAAGACCAATACTTTTACCAAGAAAATTTTCAACATTTACGTCATTACCAGCAGCTGTTGTTGTTTGTAATTTATGATAAACAACGGAAGTAGACAGAGATACTTCACCTCCAGTTACGACAGATCCGTTTTTAAAAATATGTTTACCAAAACGAGAAACTTGTTTTTGGAGAATTGTTTGTAATTGAGTTAATTCACGAGCCTGAACAGCATAACCAGGACGAAAAAGCATACGAAGAAATTTTTTGTCCTCATCGTAATCATCATAATAAGGATTTACATTAAAGTTTTGAACTAATGCCATTTTTAACCTTTAGAAACTAACGACAATTTTAATATTTTCAGCTTGACCATCTAATCTATCCACTTTACTTTCATTTGTAGCATAAAGAATATCACCAGAATATGGTTGAAATTCTGGAACACTAACTCCAATAACCGTTCTTGCAATACTTGTTGATGATCCAACAAGAAGCAAACCACTCGTAAAACTTCCTTTTACCCTTGTAACAAAAACCCTAGTTGTAGTTTGATCGGTAACATATCCATAGGCTGATGGATTAGTTGGAGAACCTTGGTAAACAAATTCGTTCAAACTAAACAAAGCTCCAGGTATTAAATCTAAATTTGTGGTTTGAGAAATAACACCGTTTGCTGTTGAATTATTTGCAACTGTAGTTGACCCGTATTTATGCGGATTCCTCAATAAACTAACTTGTCTAAAGGATGTATTTGTTGAAATTAAACCATCCTCTGAGGAATCAATTTCACCTATACGAACAGCAACCATAACATTATTTGCGTTCAATTCTCTAGCTGGATTATAAGCATGTCCGTATTTTGGCGGTATAACAACTCTTGCCAAAGCTCCAAATCCAGAACCATAAATTGTCGCATTTGCAAACGTGTATCCAGTTCCAATGCTAGTAATTGTTATTTTAGAAATATTCGCATTTGTTGTTGCGACATTTGAAGAAATGTTTGATAGTGTTGCATTAGCAACCGTTCCAGTTCCATCTCCGTCAATAAAAACCCTAGTGGAAATAGAAATATTATTACCTGTATTTCCTCCAGAAGAAGTTGTTGTAGTTGAAAGATTTATGACTCCTGTGCTAATTGAAATATCTTCAATATGTGTAGCCACTGGTATTCCTGCTCCAGAAATCAACATATTTTTTAAATTAGTTAATGTAGGTATACTGAATATTTCTATAGTAAGAGCTGTATTTGTTAATTTTAAAGAAGTTTGGCCAGAAGAATATGTATCAACTTTAATATTTGATGCTTGCCTATAATTTTCTCCTTTATTTTCAACAACTATTTTTGTTATTTCACCGTCAACAACACCGGTTGAATCTACACCAAAATCTAAAATGGATGTGCTAATTGGCGCAGGTATCCAATCCGAAGTTAAAAATTTATTTGATGGAGTAACACTAAACATATATTTCCACAAATAACCATCAGCTGTACCAATATTACCATTAGAAGTGTTATAATCTCCAGTTGGTTCTACAGTTGAATTGGCAGAATTATTATTAGAAACACATTTATAAACTTTTCTTTCTGAAGTAAAAACATACATTGGTTTTACATTTAAAGAAGTATTGGATGTAAAAAGATCTGAAAAATTAACTCTGTCATCATAATTTTTATATTTCGTATTTGCAGTCCAATTGATTCTTGGAATAACTAATTGAACATCGCTGCCGGTTACTCTTTTTGCGGCAATAATTTTGTCCCAAACATCTTTTTCTGTAGCAACGGTTTCTACAATGGAATCTGGAGAAGATTCATTAGCATAAGGAACATGGTTTCCAAGAGCAATATAAGCAATAGTTGGAGAAGCTTCAGAAAAAGACTCTTTAAATTGTTCAGCGCTATTGAAAGCTAATTTTTTGGTTATTATTGATGGCATAAGATTTATTTATATCAATATAGAAATAGTTTGATTATTTGAATTCATAGTAAATGGAGAACTTACTGAGATAGAAGTATCACTAATAATACTATTAACTGTTCTTATTTGGCCATTTACAGCAATATTAGAACCTATAGTAAGAATTCCAACAGTATTAGCAACATTAAATCTTGTGTTTGTTCCTATCAAATAAATTGAGTTGTTAGTTGTACTTACATAACCAGAAATTGTATTTGAACTATAAAAAGAAGATACTGTTGCTTCTTTATCTTTTGTTTCTTTTATAAGTGTATAAATTGCATAATTAACAAAACCTGCAGGATGTAATAAATCTTTTAAAATGTTTTTATATTTGGAAAAAGAAACCAAAGATTCAGTAACATACGAAAAATCAATGTAATAATTACTTCCTTGCATCTTTCTTTCATAATTAGATATAATTGAGTCTGTAGTAGTCCAACGACCAGGTAAAACCGAAAAAGAAGAACCTATTGTAGCTTCAGCAATTGCTAAACCATCACCAATTTGTGAAAGATCAATTTTAGGAACAAATCTATAACCACTTCCGCCCGAAGTTATTTTGATAGTTAAAATTCGGCCAGCTTGAGTATCAAGAACACCTGCTAAAACTTCTCCATCAGAAATTAAAGAGGTTACGCCAATAATACCGCTAGTTCCTGTTGCTGATTGAACCGAAACATTTGGTAAAAGATTTTGTGAATAATTTGTACCTCCAACTAAACCATGAGAAAAAGATCCTATTTTATAATTATTAGCATATGTTGTTCCATCATTAAAAGAAAAAGGTACATTAACTGTTGCTTCATAGTGAGAAGAAATTAAATTAATATATCGTTCTTGACTTCTAACAACAATTTTATCACCTACTTGCAATTCATTATTAAAATCTGTATTTGTTCCAGTAATAGTAATAGAATTATTAATAATATTTACTGTTCCTGACATTCTAGGAGGTTGTATTTCAATTTGTAATAGTTCTCCACCACCTCCTACTTTTTTTACAGCAGCTGCAGCTCCAGTACCAATTGAATAAGATCCAGTTTGAGCACTAAAAATTACTTCATCTCCAATTTTATAATTTGAACCTGTAGCTAAAACATCTATTCTTCCAATTGATTTAAATGATTTTATATCATAAGCAGTATTTCCAGCTTCGTATAAAGCACCTTGTAATGCATCTACTTGACCTTTGTTTGCTTCATTTGTTGAAAAAATAACTATTGCATTTGTAATTGGACCAAGATCAGTAATAATAGTTTTTTGTAATGCATCAAAAATTCTGGTACTTACATTTTCAGTAAAAGGAGATGACATTCCATAATTAGCAGCATCTATTGTTAAATTAGAAAAAGGTTGAATTTGATTAACATCTAATACAGTATATGAATTTGCTGAAAAATGAGAATTGTTTATTCCATCAATATAACCTGCAATAGTGGTTTCTCCTTCATACGTTCCAGCATAGGTACTTTCTGTATTTTTAAAACCTGCTCCTCCATAAATAACAACAATTCTAGCTATATCAACATCTTCTACCGTATCAACTTCAGCTGAAGCTTCTTCTGTTGGAGCTCCGCCAAAAATTAAAACCGGATCACCAGAATTAGCTTGACTACCGCCAGAAATTACTGTAATTGATGTTAAAATAGAAAATGTATCAGCCGAAAGTGTTAATAAATTGCCTTTATCATCGACAATATCAACCGTTACTTCTTCACCATTAATAAATGATCCAACAAGTGTTTTTGGATTAATAAACAACTCAAATGGTAAACCAAAATTTAAATTATCACTAATAATTTTTTCAACAGCTTTTTCAATTAAAGCAGAAGCACCAGAAGAATTACCTATTATTTTTCTATTTGTAAAAAGAGAATAATTAAAATTATTATAAACAACTTTAATTAAAGAATTATTTGCTGGCGCTGTTGTAAAAATTATTTTTTTAGCTTCTTTTTGAATTTCATAATCTATATTTTCATTTAATAATACATTATTAACATAAACAGAACATTCACCAAATCCTACTTGTTGAACAAGAAAAAAAACTTTTTGTGTTCCATTTCCTGTATAAATTCCACGAACATCTCTTTCTATTTTTAATGTATTATCGATTGTCCATTTTCCGTCAGAAACTCTTAAAATATTATCTTTTGGTAAATTTATTTGCACTTCTTCATTAAAAATAAATTTAAATAAAAGTTTAAAAGAATCGTCAATTCCTTTTGCCAAATAAAGAGGTAATATATTTTTAATTAAAAATTCTTTATTTACCGCTGCTTCTTTTGGTATTAAAGATAAAAAGGTATTTAAAAAACTTTCTTCAAATTGGTCTAAAGATTTATCAACATCAACAACATCTCTTATTGTTTTTAATTGTGTAGTTAAATTATTTTTTAAACTGAGTCCACTATTAGGATCAAATTGTTCTTGTTCAAGAAATTCATAGTAAGCTTTTAAAAAATCTATGAATAAAGGATATTCTTCCCGAATAAATTCAGGAACTTGTTGTGGAACAAGAATCGAAGTATTTGAAAAAGACATTAGTTAGTTACGGCAGTTAAAGTTGTTATAATGGTTGTTGGATCATTTACATCAATTGTAATAATTGTATTTCTTGTGGATTCTATAATGCCTTTTTCTGATTCTACGGTCAACCGCATTAAACCATCAGTAGACGAAACACTAAGGATATTAATATCTGATAAAATAATCTCACCAGTTTCATAATTAATTTCACCAACATTATCATCTACAATTTGTCTTTGAGCACTTGCATCATAATAAATTGTTCTTAATGTTCCTAATTTAGTATCAATTTCAGCAGTAGCAGTTGCGTAACTGCCGCCACCTCCACTAAGAGTAATAACCGCTCTACTATAATCTATCCCACGATTGGTTACAATAATTCTATTAACAGTACCATTTACAATTACAGCTTCAGCTGTAGCTCCTGTTCCATCTCCAGTTATCGTAACTGTTGGAGCTGAAGTATAGTTTAAACCTGGATTTGTAACAAGAATTGAAGATATACCAGTAAAAGATGTAGGTACTTCTTCAATTGTAACTGTTCTAATAACACTCGAAGCATCTCTAGTTTGAAATTCTGTTGATGTAAGTTTATTTGTTGTTGTTCCTCGTTTTAGTGGTACATCAAAATTAATTTCATAGGTAGAGTTTTGATTTAATTTTGGAGTAAATTTCTTTTGTGCTTTAATTGTTAATTGATTTCCAATAATTGCATTTTGATCAACATTATCAATCGCTGCTTCTAATTTTGAGTCAACCAACCTTGAACTAAATTTGTTTAAGTATGTATTGTTATATTGAATAACGGCATCTTTAATAGACTCAATTAAAACTTGTTCATTTACTGTAGTTTTTCTAGGATCATATCGAGCATCAATTTCAATAATAAAATAAAGAAATTGAGGATCTACAATTTCAGCACTAACAGAAATAATTGATTTTGGATTAATAACTTCTACAATAATTTTTTGTTTTTCATCTTCAGAAATATAATAATTTTCTTTTGGTTTTAAAGACAGAAAAACTTTACCATAAACTGGCGGAACATTATCTTCGCCGCCCCAAACAGATATAGAATCAATATTTGGATAATTATTTAAAACATAAGTTGCATAATCTTTATTTGTAACCAAACGATTTTGTGTTGAAAATCTTGCAGACGAAGCAAATTTAATACTATCAACCGTTTCTCTTTCAGCACCACCAGAAGCAGCTGTTTTTGGTGTAATTATAAAATTTGCAAAAGATGCTCCAGTAGAATCAGTAACACTTGAAGTTGCAATAAAATTATTTGCTTTATTTGCATTTGCTCCATCTGTTACAAGATATTTACAAGTTACGACTGCACCATCTGGCAATTTTTTACCAACAACATCATTACCAAAATAAATTTGAAAAAAACCTCCGCGACCTTCTTGTAAATAATAAACTTCTGAATTTGGGCCAATATCTAAAACATCTGTTACTTTTTGATAGGTAATCGAAGATGTATTTCCTGAATTTGGAGTTACTGAAACTTTAAGTGTTGTAGTGTCTATGTTTTCATCAGGCAATTCAAATATTGATTTTGGATTTGAGCTCTGGTCATGGTTAAAGGCATAGGTAACATATTGTCCTTCATAAATTGGTAAATCTTCAAAAATATATTTTGTGTTTGATTTTGTAACTAAAGTATCTTGTAATACAACAAAATTATATGCTCTATTATCAATTTGATTTGATATGAAAGAAAACCCTTCTGGTAAAGTGCATGTACCAGATGTTGTATTAAAAGTTTCTATGTTAAAATTTATTGTTGCAACTGGTGCTCTTCTGGAATATGGAACATATCCTAAAGATTTAGCATGAGAAACAACAGAATCACGAAGTAAGGCAGTATCCAAAAACGATTCATTAGCCACCATATTTAAATAGTATGCATTATAGTGTGTATTATAGGCAAGAATATCTAAAAGAATGTTTAAAGAAGAACCTTCAAAATCATAATCTTGAAATTGTTGTTGTTGTTTTAGAAAATTTTTTAAATTTGTTTTGATTGTATCAAAATCAAGTTCTGTTACTTTTAATCGATTGGCCATTTTTATCTAATTCGTTCTAGAAAAAAGTTAATTGTAATTGGATTTGGACTATTAATAATAAAAAATTCTAAAGTAATTTGATAAGAATTTTCATCAGGCGCAGGAATTGCTCTAACTTTAGAAATTTGAACTCTAGGTTCAAAATTTCCAATTACTTCGGTAATTTCTCTTTCAACTCTTGCAGCAATTATTGAATCAATATTTTCAAATAACATTCGGCGAATATTGCTGCCAACTTGCGGCCTAAATGGTCGTTCATAATGATTGGTTAAGATTAAATTCTTAATCGAGTTAATAATTGCTGTTTCATTCGTATGAACATTTACATCTTTTTTGACTGGATGTGCAGTAAACTTTAAATCCAAATCTCTAAAAGCACGTTCTGAGTTTATTTTTATGTATGCCATTTTCTATTTATTCTATCCTGCAAAAACATTTGAAGAGCCTTGAGCTACAGAAGTACAACCAGATATTGAATCTCCCACTCGACCAATACCAGCACCATTTACTTTTACAGTAGAAGATCCAGTTGAAATCGCAGAAGCATGGGCCGGACAACCTTTTCCACCTGGAAGAAGGTGTACCGTGTTTATATCGCCCTGTCTACTTACTGGTCTTCCATTGACGAACACATTACCTGACCCTCTGGCTCTAGCTGGGACAGAACAATGTACAACATCTAAATCTCCGACTCTTGTGACTGATGGCATATTTTAATATGTCCAAAAAGTACCTATTTGTGACCTTGGTAGTTTTGTCATTTTTAAATAACTTCCCCTTCTAATCTCTATAGTTCCAGCCGCACATTTTGCTGTTAATCTTATATAAGGTTGCCAAGAGTTCCATGGTGGACTTGATGTTAAGATAGTTGTATTAAAATTCAAATAAAACATTCCTTCCGTCACAGGCAAAGTAATTTCGCCCGTAGGTTCAAATAATCCACCATTATGAAAATATGCAATTGATGCTCCAACAGGAGTTCCAACACCTGAACCAGTTTCTGAAGCACCAACAAAACCCGTTAACGCAGTTTGACAAAAATGTGAAGTAATATTTACAGAACCACTTCCTGAATCAGGAAAAACTCTAAAAGTACTATTTGATGTTGTTGTTTTTTTTCCGTATAAATGCCAAGTAATTTCATATAGAGTATTTGCTAGTGCTTGTGGTGTCATAAAACTTGGACCAAAAACAGTAGTTTCACTTGATGTTATTACAACATTTGAATTCTGTAAATATACTTGTATAGATGGTATAAGACCTGGCCCAGAGTCATTATCTAACCAACCCGAAAATACAAAACTGTTGTTAATATTTGCTAATTGAATTAAACCTGCCTCATAAGTGGTAATTTTTGGTGTAGGAAATAATGTAGCTGATGAAGTTTTGACATTTTTGGTAGAAATGGTTTGAAAAGAAGCATTTTCAGTAGAAATTACATTACCGTTTGCATATAAATGCCTAAAAGAAGCACCACTAGAGCAAGTTATGTTGCCTGTTGTAATATTTCTCGTTGCTGTTACATTTGTTGATGTTACATTTGTTGCTATTACATTTAAAGTAAAAATTGAACCGTTGCTATTAATTCTTGTGGTTGTTGATACAGCTATATTTCCACTTACATTTAAACTTGTTGCATTTGTTGTTGGAACTTGGCCAGTTCCAGTATTAAGGATTGTTATTGTGTTTGATGCAGGATCAGCACTTAATGAAATTCCCGTACCTGATGCTAAAATTAAAACATTACTTGTAGAATTAGCTACTACACTACCTCCACCACTCACAGAAACAGTTGAAAATGAATTTGTAGCTATTCCTGCATTTGTTATGGTTATTGTGTCTGTATTTGCATTAGTTGTTAATAATATACCAGCACCAGCTTCTAAAGTTAAATTGTCGGATGAAGATTCAGCTACAACATTAGATTGGCCATCAACTATAATTTTAGAAAAAGTATTTGAAGTATTTGTTTCAAAACCATCAAGATAACTAAAATTATTATCTAAATCTTCTAATGATACTGAAATAGTTTTATCTGCAAATGTATGAGGAATTGTCATTCTGCTGGTTCCCAATATAATGTTTCATTTTGATTATTTACCCAATTTATAGTTTCGCCATTTATATTTGTCCAAACAAATCTTAAAACATAAGGTGATGCATCTGGATTATAATAATTGTTTATAAAGGTTGTAAATTGTTGAACATTATTTTCAACAATATGTGTCATTGTAAAATTTTCTGTTGTATTTCCTGTTTCATAATTATTATAATTTACACTTATTGAATATGTTTTTGTGATACTTGTTTTAGTATCTGGTAAATATTCAAATAACTCTTTATCTGAAGGAATATTATCTATATCAGTTAAAGAAACAGGTGTTTCCAAAAGATCACTACTTCCATCTGTAATATATTTAGCTGAATCAAAAAATCCTTTTCTATAAACACCAAAAATAGTAAAACTGGTATTGCCTGTAACGATATTAATATCAGGTTCTATTTCTCCCTGTAGAGATACACTAATAGAATTAATTGATTCCGATTCGCCTGCTGCTATATTTACTGTTCTACTAAATGTGCTTTTTCTTTTTACCCTTGGTATTTCAGATTGTGGACTAAAAGTTAATGCCATTTGTTTCTCTTTTCATTAGTTCTTTTAGTTTATTATTCCAAGAATCTATTTCTTTATGTTGTTCTGGTGTATGTGGCGGTTTTGGAATTTCAGGTAAAAATTTTATTACGTTATCAAATTTTTTTGGTATCTTATTATAGTTCGTATAGGTTTTTAATTTACCATTTAAAAGAATAACAAATTCGTGTGGCATATTAATTCAGGTCAATACGAGGAGCATTAAATTTCATACGACCACTTGAACTAATTGTACAAGAGCCGCCTATATCGGCATTAAAATTTCCGCCAACATCTAGTGTAGCACTACCACCAACACTTACTGTAGCGCTGCCACTCACATCACCAGTTAAATTTCCTTCAACGGTTGCGGTAACATCTCCACCAACTTCTAGATTTACGTTTCCATCCACATAAACCTTCACATCGCCTTTTACATAAACAGAATCATTACCTACAACAACAGTAAACTTATCTTTTTCTATTCTTTCGGCTCGATCACCTTCTGGCCCCCATTCAACATATGAACCTGAACGATGATACAAATGAATTCTCTCAGCATCTTTTGTATCATCAAATTCCAATGCATGGCCAGATTCAGATTCATAAACATTATTGTAAGGGTAAACAGCGTTATAATAAGAATCTGGTTCTACTTTTGATTCTTTCTTTTCTTTTTTACTTTCATTAATTGGTGATAGGTAATCAGAATCATTTCTTGCTAAGCGTGAGGTTGTTGGTTCATCTAAATTTCTTGGGTATAATGAAGCATCTTCATTTGGTTTTATGGGTGCAGATGATAAAACATCTCCTGTTCTCGAATCGCTAAATGCTTCTTGTTCATTTCCTGCTTTTAATGGAATGCTAGGAAATGTTGCAAGTACAACTGGCGCTTGACCAGCTTCACCGTCAACAAAAAATCCAAATACCATGTCACCGTCTTTTGGTGCATATGGGTTTGGATTATTTGGCGGAAAAGCAACCATAGCCCAAGGAAGCATATCTGTCGGAAGATGCATTTTATTTTCTGAATGCCAACCAACACAACGAACACGGACACGCCCAAGTTTTAAAGGATCTTGCCTATCTTCTACGATGCCAGTAAACCAAATAAAACCATTTTTACCAGCAAAATCTTTATTATCTTCGATCTTCATTCTGTGCCATATTCTAAAATTTCATTTTGTTCTTCTCTACTACTTGATGCTATGAAACCAGTATCAGAGGAACTAGATGCAACTTCAATAATTGTTTCATGTTTTTGAAAACTTATGATATGTCTTGAAGCTACAATTATGTATTTACCACTTATACTCTTGTCGTTTTCATTTGTTGATTTATTACCAATACCTATTTGAGGCGCTTCAACATTTACATTAAATCCGGAAGATAATTGAAAATTACCAGGCATCACAATCTTCAATTTTTTTGCCATTAAATTTTGTAAAATAGCTTTTCTTTGAAAATACCAATCTTCTGTATTTTCTTCTTTAGAGATGGAAGAAGGATCTTTTTTCTTAATGTATTCACTTGACTGTTTTGCGTAACCAAAAATGCTTACAGCTTTACGAGAATTATATGCTTCTGAATTTTCTACACCCTCACGGTTCTGAATAGAGGTAAAGTTTGGTGATTTATTTCCATGATCCATGGTCAAATAATGGTCGCCATAACTTATATTCTTTGTCATTATAGAACGAGTGATTGGATCAAACCCAATAAATTTACCTGCATTAACACCGTGCCTGGTTTTGTTAATAGCATCATTCAATGTCAAAACTTCTAAATGCCTAGCACCTTGCATTTCGCTAATTGTATTAACACCTTCTATATTTTTTGTTTGATATTTAATATCAAGTATTTCTTGTTGCGTTAAAAGAGTTGAGAGTGTTGCAAAATTATAACCAGTTACGTTTTGAAAAAATATAAAGTTTGGTGAACTTTTAGAATCAATCGCTCTTTTAGCACACCATTGTATAGCATCTAAGGGTCTTAAATTGGGTATAACTATTTGTCTAATACCAGAAGAATCTTCATAAAGTCCTCCTAAATTATTTTCAGGCACTTTAAGATAATCAGTAAGAATTCTATTGACTACTTCAGAATATGTAGCTTCATATGATTGATTAATTCGTTGTTGATCTGAATATAATAATTCATCAGACACAAAATGTAATAAGTATTTTACTGTTCCTGGTCCATCAGCATTTCTGTTGGATTGTTTGTAAACTCGAAAGGCCTTTTTAAATGTTGCTATGTCTGATTCCGCATCTTTTTTAAAGCTTAATAATACTGATTCCGACCCGTCAAATAGCAATTGTCCAGACAAATTTAATGAATCACGAATCACAATATTACCGCTCATCACTGGCATTAACATGGAATCAAATATATTAATTTCAGTAAAAATTGGACCTATATCAATTTTACCAGATTTAGTCACAAGAACTACTTCATCAACTACATACTGAGTTGATTGTTTTATTTCTAAGCTCATCTAGAAACTAACCTTTTAAATTCTTTATCTACTTCGTTAATAAAATCACTTTTTAAAAGTCTAATTTCTCTTTTCTTTTCATTTTCTTCAACTTCATATTCATAATAAGACCTAGTTTCTTTTGAGATTTTAATTATTACTGTTTCACTATTTGCAGTAGTATATGTGTTTGTTGTTCCTGTAGTATTTGCATATGTGTTTGCATCTATTTGATATTTTCTTGTTGTTATTGTACCATCATTTCCAGTTGTGGTTACAACTTTAAAATATGCTTGAGGATTATTTGTACTTAATGCCCAATTAAGACCAGATTGAACCGTTGTATTTGCAGCACCATTTGCTGTATATTTTTTATCAACGTATTCAATTAAAGTTTCTGATTTTAATGGCCAATCAAATTGTGGATCTACAATATCATTAAACAATAAAACAACCCAATGTTTTTCTGAATCACCATAATATTTGTCTGCTATAATTTCTGGTGTGTCTGAATCTTGTATTTGATATGGATAAAAAGCAGTGGAATTATTTTTTAATGCTTCTTCAAATGTAAAACGAGTGGTTATATTTGTTACAACATCTACACCATTTGTTGTATTATTAGCAATATAAAATGTTTTGGGGAAATAAGAGAAAAATTTTGCCATTTTAATTCATTTCTTCAAGATGTACCATATTCGCCTCGCTGGCTCGCCGCAGTTTTTTCTGCGGTTATATCGCCTGGCAAAGATATGGATTTTGTGATGTAAGTTACTTCTTGGAAAGATAAAGTCATTTCGATTCCAACTGGCATACCTGTTCCACCTAAAGTTGCATCTTGACCAGGAACTTCATAGGCAGACCAACCTTGTGGAGCATAGTTAACTTGTATATCTTTTAGAACACAAGAACCTATTTTTGGTATGTTATCATTTTCTTTACCTGAATAATAAAATTTAATATCGAACTCTGAAGGAGGTATTAGTAAGCTAGCAGAACCTTCTGTTTTAATTTCTGGAGCTTGGTGATATTGCAAAAGAGTGATAATTTTCTGAACTTCTATTGCTTCTCTTTCGCTTCTAGGATAAAATTTAAAAATATAATCAAAACTTCTAAAAGATGGTGATTTGTAAATTACTTCTAACATAGGATTAACAACTGCACCAATACCTAAAAAAGCCCCAGCTCTACCAATATCACCTAAACCTGCACCTTTTATTGAAGCATAGGCTTTTACTGCATCAAGAAGTTTACCTGTATCAAATCCACCTACGACCTGTTCAGCAATAGAGCTACCAACTAAACCAGCTAAATTTGAAGTCAATGATAACTCATCGTAATTCTGTCTAAACCCAAATTGCAACGTATCTGGCATATAAAGAGCTATAACATCACCGGTGTGTTTTGTTTGACTTAATTTACCACCATTTAATTGTAAACTTTTTACATTTCGATCTATAATCGATTGAGTAGCTGCTCCATTTCCACTTAATACTGTGGCTTTATTAAAACCTAATCCACCAACAATATTTTTAATACCAGAAACAACTCCTGAAGCTACTTTGCTTCCGGTTAAAGAATCTATTTTGTTTGCTTGATTTGAAACAAAATTACCAACTTCGCCGCCAACAGCGGTGTTTATGTTTGAAGTTCCTCCCAAACCAGATAAAGCTTGTGAGGTTGCATTTTCTTGTGGAGAATCTTGTAATTGTGATGAATTTTGCTTGTTAATATAAATTAGCATGTAGTGACCTTTATCAGGAGATCCTACATCTAATGGATATTTTAAAGTTTTTGTTTGATACTTTGATTCGTATAGAGAAGCTAAAGGGCCTTTTGTTGCTTCAGGATTTTTATCGAATCGTATTTCGCCTAAGCCAAATAACGGCATATGTATTTCCTATGAAAGAGGGATAGATAGTATTTATGTCATATAAAGGATGGTTTACTCCTCGCAACCCACAAAAATACAAAGGCGATGCCACAAACATCGTTTACCGCTCGTCATGGGAACTTCGTGTAATGAAGTATTTGGATGAGAATTCTGCGGTTGTGTGGTGGGCATCTGAAGAACTTTTCATACCTTATAAATCACCAGTTGATCAAAAAGTACATCGTTATTTTCCAGACTTTATCGCAAAAATCCGTCAGGCAAACAAAGAAATAACCATGGTCATAGAAGTTAAACCATTCAAACAAACTCAAAAACCAATTCAAAAAAGACGCACCCAAAAGTTTCTTCAGGAAGTAGCTACATATGCTATCAATCAGGAGAAGTGGCGTGCAGCCGATCTATTCTGTAAGGAACATGGTTGGCAATTCAAAATTATAACAGAAAAAGAGTTAGGACTTTGAGATAAATAGCATAATGGCTTATCTTATAGACCGAATAAAACAATCACTTGCGAAAGAGGGCTTGGCGCCAAGAACTCGTTATGCTAGAGAATGGTTGAATTCTAAAGTAAAGAATTTAAATCCAACTCCTGCCACATTAATCCGTGATAGACAAAGATTGAGAGATAAGACATTTATTGGAAAGATGTATTTTTACTACTATGATCCAAAGACTAAAGATTCAATGCCATATTACGACAGGTTCCCATTGGTAATACCAATAGAACAATACTCAGACGGTTTCTTAGGGTTGAATTTACATTACATTCACCCAAGGCAACGAATCATTTTACTGGACAAATTAAGTAAAACTGCAACTAATAAAAATTTTGATGATAAAACAAAACTCAGAATTAGTTATGAGTATTTAAAATCAGCTAGTTCTGCGTTTGAAGCTATGCCGTGCATCAAGAGGTATCTCTTTTCACAAATCAATTCTAGATTTATAGAGATAACTGCTGATGAGTGGGATATTGCTGCATTATTACCAACAGAAACTATTGTTGGTGCTTCAGAAAGTAAAGTTTACGCAGATTCACGAAAGAAATTTTAAATGTCATTTTCACCAAATCTATTTTTAGCTAACATTCGTGGCAAAGATGGTCTTGCAAAACCATCTAGATTTGAAGTAATTCTTCCTATCCCACCGTATATCAATCAGTTTATTGGCAATTCAATTATTGAAAAAATTATAAATTTTCCAAATTCAGTCATCTCAGATGTTTCAGATGCTATTGGTTCAGCTTTTGGTAAATCTGGTCAACAAGATGAACAATCACGAACATCCAATTCTTCATTGACAAGATACTTAGCACTTCAATGTGAAAATGCTGAGTTGCCAGGAAAATCGTTACAAACAGAAGATGTTAAAATATATGGACCGTCATTTAAAGTACCACAACAAACACAATATGGTGAAACAACATTAACTTTTTTATGTACAAATGATTTCTTTGAAAGAAAGTTATTTGAAAGATGGATGAACTGTATACAACCATCAGATACAAATAACTTTAGATTTCCAAAAGATGATGCAAATAAAACCAGATATTTAACAAATATAAAAATTATTCAGTATGATGAATTTATAAAACAAATTTTTGCCGTTGAATTGATTGATGCTTTTCCAGTTGGAATTGCAGCACAATCATTAAATTGGAGTGAAGAAAATTTTCACAGACTTTCAGTTCAGTTTTCTTATCAGAAATATAGACCAATTTACACCGGAACATATGATTTGGCCGCTGCTGCAGCCGCATTGTTTGGCACAGCTGCAGCAAGAGCTTTACCAATTGGTCGTGCATTTTAAAATTTAACATAGCGAGGTTATTATGTCTTTACCAAAAATTGATGTACCTGTATTTGAAACAAATTTAGTTTCGACTGGAAAATCTGTTCGTTTTAGACCATTTCTTGTAAAAGAACAAAAACTTTTTTTGATGGCTGCACAATCTGATGATGCAAAAGATGTGACTAATGCAATTAAACAAGTTTTAAAAAATTGTATATTAGATGATAAGGTTGATGTTGATAAACTACCAACTTTTGATTTAGAGAATTTGTTTTTAAATCTTAGAGCAAGATCAGTTGGTGAAATAGCAAACCTTCGTTATACTTGTAATAATGTGATAAAAGATGATGAAGGAAAAGATAAGAATTGTGGAGGTTTGGTAAAAGTTGATGTTAATTTATTAGAGATTGCGCCAACAAAAAATCCAAATCATACAGATAAAATTGCATTGTCTGATAAGTTAGGTGTTTGTATGAAGTATCCAAATTTTGATATGATTGACAAATTAAATAAAAAAGATAATGTTGATATATTAAATTTAATTGCAAGTTGTATTGATTATGTTTATGATGATGAAAAAATTTATTATGCTAAAGATGTAGGCGAAAAAGAAATGATCGACTTTATTGAAAACCTTCAACAAGTTGATTTGGAGAAAATTCAGAAGTTTTTCGAAACTATGCCTAAATTGACTAAAGACTTTGATTTTAAATGTCCAAAATGTGGGTACGGAGAAAAAGTCACAATTGAAGGAGTACAAAATTTTTTCGCATAAGTCTTTCTCACGAAAGTTTGGAGAATTATTTCCAAACTAATTTTTCGTTGATGCAACACCACAAATATAGTTTGACTGAGTTGGATAATATGATGCCGTGGGAAAGACAGTTATATGTTGATATGTTAATAAAATATCTTGAAGAAGAAAATGAAAAAATAAAATTACAAAGAAATAAAAAATAAATGGCAAAATCAAGATTAGCCGAAATATATCGGTCAGAAAAACAAAAGGGTGGCGGTGTCTTTTCTACTATTGGTAAAGGAACATTAGAAAAGATAGATCCACGGCAACTGTTTAATCAACGAGGGTTTTTAGCAGCTGCACTTCCGTCACTTTTTAAAGCTTATTCAGCAACATCTAGAACATCGAGTAAATCAGCAAGCGCAGTTACTCCTTCTTTTTCTAGTGCCTCAACCGATTTAAAATTTGATATTTTAATAGGTACAATGTCTGATGTAAAAAGAGATACAGCAATTTTCACTAAAAATTCTATGTCGTTGCCAGGTATAGCATATGACATGAATATAATGAAACAAAATTTTGCGAAGTTTATTAAAATACATGGTATAAAGAGTGCAAAAAAAGGCGATGCCCATTTTGTAAAAGCTGGAAGGAGAGAAAGTAACTACAAATCTCAATTTAAAAAAACAAGTGGAACACCATCAGGAACTGCTGGTGCTTCTGGTGGTTCAGCTGGCGGAGGTTTAGGTGGTCTACTTGGTTCAGGTTTAGGTTTAGCCGCTTTAGGTGCAGGCATTGGAGGTTTTCTTGCTGCCTTAGCTGCTGGTGGTGCTGCAGCACAATCACTAGGTGGCGGTGAAGGAATAAAAAATCTATTAGTTAATTTAGCAGAAGGTCTTAGTGCATTTAGTGGCCAAGGATTACTTGCACTAGGTGCTTTACTTGGAGCTGGAATGTTATTTGGTGCCTATGCTGGTGCAGGTAATGCTGTCAAAGGTGGAATTGGTATTGCTGCGATTGGTGTTGGTATTGGCGGTTTTATGGCAGGTCTATCTGCTGGAGGCGCTTTATCTGAAATGGTTGGTGGCGCTGCAGGAATTCGTGATTTGTTAGTTGCTTTAGGTGAAGGTTTAGGTGCTTTCAGTTCACAATCATTAATAGCATTTGGCGCTCTACTTGCACCTGGAGCTTTATTTGGTGCTGTTGGCGGAGTTAGTGCAGCTGCTGGTGCTGCATTTGGAATCGCAGCTGTTGGCTTAGGTATTAGTGCATTTCTAGTAGCTTTAAGTGGTGGTGCAAAAGTTATTGATATGTTTGGTGGCGCTGAACCATTGAGAAATTTATTTGTAAATATTGCTGGAGGTTTAGAATCATTTAGTAATATAAGTGGAACTAACCTTCTCGCAATTGCTGCAGCTTTGCCTGTTCTTGGTGCCAGTATGATAGCTTTTCTTGGCGCAGAAGGTTTAGGAAAATTAGGTAGTTTCTTTAAATCGGCCGGTGCATCAGTTTTAGGATATTTTGGTATTAAAACTGATGGCAGTTCCACAAAAGAACCCTCAATATTTGAAAGAATTGCATCATCATTAATGCCGTTACAATCAATTAACGGCGAAAATCTTTCTAAGGTTGGCCAAGGACTGAAAGACTTAGCATCAGGTATGTTAGGTCTTGCTCAGTTAGATGCAAAAGGTGCTCAGAGAGCAGAAAATGCGGCTGCAGCTGCAGGCAGAGCCGTAGGTAAAACTGGTGCTGGAGGAATGGGAGCAACATCAACTTCACCAACACCGGCTGGCCCATCTGGTTCCACAGCACCAACTCCTGCACCACAAACTGGCGGTGTTAGTGATCAATTAGTTGCTTTTGTTAAAAAGAAAGAAGGTTTCTCCGCTAAAGCTTTTTGGGATCATAAACAATACAGTATTGGTTATGGTACAAAAGCTAATAGTGCAACTGAGGTGATTGATGAAGCTGAAGCAGATAGAAGATTAAGAGAACATTTAGAAAAAACACAGAAGATTGTATCGGATTTTGGTGCTCAAAAAGGATACAATTGGAATCAAAATCAAATTGATGCACTTTCTTCTTTTGCTTATAATTTAGGTCCAGGTGCTTTAAATCAAGTAACTGCAGGCGGAACAAGAACAAATGAACAAATAGCTGAAGCGATTATAAAATACAATAAAGCAAGTGGTCAAGTTAGTGCAGGTTTAACATCCAGAAGAAACGAAGAATTAGCAATGTTTACTTCAGGAGGCGGATCGCCATCTTATGCTGGTGGAAAATCAGGTAGTGGCGAAATGGTAGCAGCAGTTTCTACGGCCGTTGCAGATGGAAAATCTTCTTCAGGCGGCGGAAATACCAATGTTGTTAATAATACGACAAATAATAATTCTAGTCAATCTGGCGGTGGTGGATCAAACCAAGTGGCTGCGGTATATGACCAAGAACTTGCAGGCGCTATGTTAGCAACTATGTCAGCATAAAAAACCCCGGCCGAAGCCGGGGTAGCACTTGCATGGCATGGGTTAAGAATCAGTTAGATTCCGCAAGGGATTTGAAATAATCTAAATCTTCATCATCTTCACCAACAGATTTGTCAATGATAGATGTGTCGGTTTCAGCAACAGTATCAGCTGCTTTAGATTTAATTGCAGGTGCAGCGCCATCAAAACCTAATGCTTTATCCAATCTTTGTTTCAACTGGTCATAGGATTTGAAGTTCTTACGCTCGAGGAACTCTTTCAAACCAAACTCTGATTTCCAAAGTGCCTCAAGTTTTTCATCATCACCGTCATAGAGTGCCGATTTCTCAGCAAACTCTGATTTATCATAATTACGATAACCCTCAACATTACGAATTTTCAATTTGAAGTTGGCGCCTTCCCACAAATCGAATGGGTTAATTGGTGTTTCATCAGCAAATTCAGGATTCATAGCCTCTGTAATCTTATCAAAGATTTTCTTGCCAAACTTAAACAGTTTAATTTGGCCTTCATTTGATTTATTTGCTGGGTCAGAAATCACAAGAATATTGGCAACATAAGATAGTTTACGCTTTTGCTTTCGTGCAATATCTTTATTGGCTTCAATGCCAGAATTCCATAATGTATTGTTATGCTCACAAACTGGACATTTCTCATTAAGTGTTGTCAAGCAATTATCAATCAACCAACCGCCAGGTCCTTGGAATCCATGTGAGAATACACGAACCCATGGCAGAGCATCATCGCCATCAGCCTGAGGTGCAGGTAGAAAACGAACAATAGCCATACCGTTACCAGCTTTATCTACTTCAGGTTGCCAAAAACGATTATCATCTTTAGAACCGGCTTCGCCAGATTGGTTTGTTGCTTCGATTGCTTTAGTGAGTTTAGAGAGGTCAGAACGACCACGCTTTAGATTTGCAAAACTACTCATAGTATTTCCTTTCGTATAACGGAGTATAAATTAGTATAAACGGCTTATCCACAAAAACATATTATATCATTTATTTAGTAGCGAGTCAAGCTTTTTCAAGGTATCTTTTATGTCCTTATGAAGTATGCCTTGGCCTTCTGCTTGTGTGAAATACCTTATCACATCTTCGGTATCATCAATCAATACTGTTTCAGGTGTGGCATATTCTGCCTTTTCTTTACGACCTGTTACAATGTTTGCTTTATAATTAATGCCATGCTTACGCAGCCATTTAATTTTTTGTGCTGTAACTTCACCATGAAATTTCTTACCGCCAGCAGATGAAAGAATCTCAACTGGTAATTTGGTATTTCTAACGGCATTTAGCAACTCTTTACCGCCAGGAAACCAATCCAATTTCTCAAATCCTTTTTTATGGAGAATGAAATCTTCCCAATCTTTAGACCATTCTTTACGATCCCTTTTGGCAAGCGACAAGAAACCATAGTATTCAGTAAACTTCTTTTCAAAGTCGCAGAGAACACCATCCATATCTAAGTATATTTTCTTTATCATTTCTGTGTAATTTTTTTCAATATCAATTTGTATTTTGTATCATCTTGTGGTAAAAACGGCATTAGTTTTCGTACCTTCATCTGAAATGTGGGCCAACGAATTGTATCGGTGATTTGTTTTGACCAACTACCCATAAACGGCAGTATTCTAGCCATCATCGCAAAACTTTCGATATGAATTTCCTTGCGAAATGTTTTGGTGAGAAGAACAGGATAATCACCATCAATCACTTTTAACACCACATTTGGATCATCACTCCCATCAAATATCTCCTTGCAATCATTCTCAAAGATGTATGAAAAAGATTGAAGTACCTTTTGGTGATTGCGAAAATTCACTTCAGCATCTTCTGTTAACAAATCACCTATCCATAAATTGTCTTTCACCATTAGATTAGCAACAATGAATGTAATCAATTCATCACGGTTACTAAGCTTGCGTGATAACTTATAGAAATGATATTTGTCTTTGCGATTCTCAAAAGCCGTGATACTTATGTTTGTCTTGCCATTATATTTGAAGAAATCATAACTATCTTTAGCGAAATGTAGTTTGAGAGATTCGTAAAGACCGAATGCCTCATAACCTGTCATATTGGTAATCTATTCCCTTTTTCTTTCAACAGATTCAAATCAAGTGCATCATTAGCTAATTTAGATTTGAGATTAGAATTGACTAGCGATGCAGCCACTTCAATTTCTAAACCTGTTTTTTTACAATACTCTACTATCGCTTCTATGTAATTCAAATCAGTATTTGCTACCATGCCATCGATAGCTCTGGCGAATTTAACCATTTCATCTTTTGTAGGCATTACTTCTCACTCGCAAAAGTAACTTTAGCACCACCTAATGTTCCAGGCATTTCAAAATTAAAGTTACTCAATTTTTCCAAATCAGCAACAGTCAATGGTTTAATTTGTTCATTTTGAAAAGGCCAATTGTTCTTTGGTATTTCATTGAAATCAAAGTTTTGTTTTGCAGATTGTAATGTTACAAATTCCAGTTCTTCACGGTCATCAAAACTTAATTGACCTTTAAAATAGAATCCACAACCACGAAGAAAGTTTTCAAATTCAGATACAATATCTTCTAAAGTTTCTGCTGAAAATTCAACAGTTCTTTTTGAAGAAACAGAATCAGCAAAAGGTATTTCTTCTTCCTGACATACAAATGTAAATTTAGACATAATATAATTCCTTTTCAATTATTCTTTACTGCGTTTTGACGATGACTGCGGTGCTACTGGATGAGATTGTGCCGATGCTGCAAATGCTACACAAATAATATCATCACTTTTTACATATGAGCAACGAACGGCCAACGGATCAATACCTTTAGCAATTGCATTATTCATGTTTTGTGCCATTAAACTGCGGTCATGTATGTGATACCAACTAAGACATACTACAGCTGTAAAGAATAAAATTGTTACACAAATTGCAACAACATTATCACCTTTTAAAGCTTGTGTTAACTTATCCACATTAAATCCTTTCGATTGTAAAAAATGTGTCTTCCTATTGTTGTCAAATGAACCATGTTTTTCCATCTTGGATTAACATAGTCCGCATGATAGAACAAAGCGCCCTTTGATGGGTCTTCCAGTTTATCGTAATTGGCATATACATAAACTGCTAAGTTTCTAACATCATTATACACCATTTCTGCTTGACCTGTCAAGCGTCTTGTTGTATTTTCGCAATACCAAGTAAATTGGCAAACGCCTTTAAATTTTTGTTTTACCACGCCACAAATGTCATCTTCAAAGTGGCCAGATTTTACCCGATTAAGAGTGACAAAGGCAACGGCAACTTGTCCCTTTTCTGGTTCATATCCTGCCTCAAAGTAAATGTTTTGGGCAAGACATTCTACTTGTGTTTTAGCATCAGCAGACATAAAGCTGTAATATGCTTTGTACGGTAAAGTTACGATGTTTGTAACAGTTAATGCGGTAAATCCTATAGTTAATGCAATCAAACTAATAGTGAAAAGCACAATTGCTCTTTTCATTACTTCTCCTTAAAAGTTGGAGGATGGCCGAAGCCATCCTTTTCCCATCAGGTAGATTTTTTAGTTGTTATTGGTTTATCTACGGTTATGTTGGAAACGAAATTATTCAAAGTTGCTGCTTTAGCAATAACTTCTGATTCGCTTGGGAATGGTGGAAATCCTGGGTGCTTCGGCGGATCTTCACCTTTGATTTTGGCAGTATCTATTTCTACTTGCCATTGGTTGGATATTTGCTCACGTTTTCCATAATAATCATCATTAAGCATATCTCTCGCCATTTTAAGTAGCTCGAGTCGTATTTCAAAGGGTGTCATATTTGACATAGTAATTCTCCTGTGTGTTTGTTTGTGTGTTACCAGCGGTTGTGTGTATGCTGGTTACTTATTTAGTAAATTTAATCCCACAATCCTCTATAATACTTACCAAATAAGCGAAAACCATTGGCCATTCTAGTTTCGTGTCTTTTTAGGCCTTCTTCATCGTATCCATTGATGAAAAACTGTTCATCTGTATCATTAACCAATTGTTCAAAGGTCCAAATCATTTCATTCATTACCCAATCCCAGCGAGAAGAACCTAAATCTTCAAATTGTTTATCCTGGTACCAATCGAAATACAATTGATTGTCATATTCTTCATGTGTAGTGCCACGCATTTCAACAGGAACATCCTCTAAATCGACAAGATGATACCCATGATTTGTTTCTTTAAGTTGCTTGAGCATTGGCAGAATAATATTTCCCAATGTGCAATCCATTGACCAAGTATCCCACTTATCAATCTTTACATACTTGATTTGTGGGTGAACAAAATCCAAAAACTTTAAAAGGGCCTGGCAAAATGGATCTAGTATATTCGCCAATCTATCAATCTTTGGTTCATCATAATCAATTTCACGCCAAAAGAAAACCTTCTCCAAGATTGTGTAAGGAGAAAGCCAATGATTACGGTAATTACTAAGATAAACTTTCATTATATTTTCCCATAATTAAAACAACATTACTTCCACCAAAAGCAAAAGAGTTATTTAAACACACATCTTGCTTCTTGTCAACCACTTCTCTAGGCAAATATGTGCCTTCAGGTACTTTATCATCTTGTTCACCTAAATGCCAATTTGGTATGACTTTATCTTCTTGTAAAACAGCAATACAACCCATCGATTCAATAATACCTGAAGCACCGAGTGTATGACCATGTAATGCTTTTGTTGATGTGATTGGTATATCTTTCAGTTCATCACCAAAAACATTTTTAATAGCTTGCAATTCAACCATATCGCCGGTTGGTGTTGCAGTTCCATGAGCAGAGATAAATGTCACTTTGCGGCCGTTAAGTTTATCATAAGCTTTTTGTATCGCTCTCATTTCACCTTCAATACTTGGCTTAGTCATTGATTCTGTACCCCAAGAAGTACCATAACCAAGTATCTCACAATATATCTTGGCGCCTCGAGCCTTAGCGTGTTCCAGTTCTTCTAAAAAGAATACAGCACAACCTTCTGCAACAACAACACCAGTTCTATCTTTTGAAAATGGCCTGCAAGCTTTTGGTCCTTCATCTTTAGAAGAAATAGCTCGCATTCCGTGCCATGTTGTAATACCATAATCATTTACTGACGATTCTGTTCCGCCCACAATCATTCCATCACAATCACCACGAACAATCTTTTCATATGCTTCACCAAGAGCAAGTGTTGATGATGAACAAGCTGTGTTGTAAGTAAAATTTGGTCCATGTATATCTTCTTTCAATGCAATAAAGCATGCAGGAGAATTAGGACAAATATTGACCAAAGTATTTGGTCTTGATCGACCATTGTTCAAATATTCGGGAAAAGAATTTTCAATTGTATAACTGCCACAAAAACCAACACCAAAGAAAATGCCATCAACATCTTCTTTTGTTATGCCAGCATCTTCTTTACATTTGAGATAAGAATACCAAGCAAAGCGTGAGATTCTATCGGTGATAGTTTGGTCGAGCGGTGCAATCTGTGAATCAATATCAAATTCTACACGACCAAGATTTGCTTTGATGTTTTCATAATAACGAATGCCTGAGCGGCCAGAAAACATAGCATCTTTTACTTCATCATATGATATACCGATTGGTGTAACACAACCAATCCCGGTCACAACTACTCGTCTTTTCATTTATCAGTTTTAATTAATCTAATCATTTGAGCAGGAATATCAAACTCCCACCATTTCTCTCTTTGATTCCAGAGATAACCTTTATTGTGATGATTGTTATGCCAATCGCCAAAAAATACGCCAGTAATAAAATCATTCCGTGATGAATCTAGTGTTTCGTGATTGCGATATGAAAATGGCAACTTAGTATGATTGATAATGTTAATCACACAATATTCACAGAACATAAACAAACTAGCAACATTATACATCAATGCTAAACGAATGTCAATCAAAGCTAATACTACCCAAAACGCAATAACAATTAAAACATAGTAATTATGTGATCTCATAATCCAAGGATCATTATTTAAGTTACGCATCACACTTACAGGAACATGTTTTAAGTTCCAACGAAAAAACGCCACATTCCAACGGCCAACTAAATCTAAATTCGTCGGATCTTTATCCGTATCAGAATACATATGATGCGTTCTGTGAGCCATAGCATAACCATACGGAGAACCAGCAGAGGCTAATGGCGAAAACATGGCCATAAAAATATGCCAAAATTTATTTGTTTGGAATGACTTATGTGAAAAATAACGGTGTAAAGCTACGTTATGAAAGAAATGGTTAAAGAAGAAAAACATAATAAACGCATACAGAATATAACTATATTGCGCTGTCACCACAAAATAAATTGAACACAAGATACCAAGAACAACTTGTGTTAAAATAACCTTCTGTGAATTTTCTGAAGTTCCTCTAAACGGATGTGCCATATTAGGTGCCTTGTTTTTTGTTAATTGCTTCCTCAAACATATTAAACAAATCACCAAGTTTTGTTGGAACATTTCCGCCAACATCTTTCACATCAAACATATCTTCAACATCAAAAATGAAGTTCATAAATTCGATTGAATCGAGCTTTTCATTTATTTCAGCAAATTTGTGAACATCAGTATCTTCTGGATAATCAGTCAATTTGATTCCATATTTTGCATAGAACAGTTCTTCAATTTTGTTTACTACTTCTTCTCTGGTCATTTTCTTTCCTTTTTTAAAGCAACAACTGCTACATAATCGCCTTCATGTGTTAGAGAAATAACATAATCTCCACTCAACTCATTATGTGTATTTACTGCAATTGGATCTTCAGCAATACATTCTACAGTAGGCGCACAAGCTACTTTAAATACTATCTTTATTTTTCTAGGATTTATTTGTCGACCTTCAGCTTTAGTTAAAGCTTCATAAATTGCCCATATTTTAGCTGCGGTCTTTGGACTATCTAGTTCATGGCCTAGTTTTTCACCAAGCCTTTTTAAATCAATATTTTCAAATCTGGATATTCGTGTTAGATCAATACCAAGCATAATTAAGAAGCGGGATTTCTCCCGCTTTCCTTTTTACTTCTTTTTTTCGTCTTTCTTCGCTTCAGCTTTTGGTGCATCTTTTTTAGCTTCAGCTTTTGGTGCGTCTTTCTTAGGCTCTTCTTTCTTAGCAGGTGCCTGTGCGAAAGCGGTTACTGCAAACAGCGATGCTGCGATAAGTGCTACTGACTTCATAATATCTCCTTAATTAAGAATGGTGATTGATTCTGTTGCCAAGTTCAATCACCGAAAACTCCGGTCAGCGTTTAGGCTGCCAGTGCAAATCTTTCATCGTTTGCATTTACTTATTTGATTATTACGCCTTGTCATGGCGATTCTCCAATTGTCTATTTGCTACGCTGTCGAATCTATTTCAGGCCCATCAAAAGCATACTGCCTACACCCACTTACGATTGGCGTAACCAGCGGTAGTGCAAAACCTGCTCATGCGTTCTTACAGTATGCTTTTGGTGGACCTGACCGGTACTGCCCCGGTGTCCAACGCATCGTTCAACAATCTTCAACGAATTCTTTACTTCTTTGCCTTATACGGTTCCATTTTTGTGCCGGCCGCAATAACGCAATAGTTATCTTCATCAACTTTTTCAACCATAGTCCAACTTTTACTCTGAGGATTCAGAAATAGAAAAGTAGGATTATACTTCTTTCTATTGCCATCAACTCTGTGACCTGTGGAGGTAAGAAAAGGCAATTCACCATATTCTTTTACTGTTCCGCTTATCGTTTTTAAATCGACACATAGTGCCTCAAATAAAACAATTTCACTATCACTAGCCATAGCCAACGCAGGAATAAACAATAGTGTTGACAGAAATTTGGCAAACATCTATTATTTATTCAGATTGTCTTGTAAAATTTTTGTCAATTTATTGTACAGACCACTCACAACATCGTATTCATCAATTTTGAAAGTGCCTCTCGAAGCAGCTGCATCTAATAGTGCTATTATAAGTTGTAGGTCATTCAAATTCAATTCATCTGATTCGGCAGGCGGCTCAGGTTTTTCTTCAGGAACATCTTCTCGTCCTGGTATTCTTTTTGATTTCACTTCGCCTATACTCCCTGCTTTATTAGCTTCATTCATTTTATGTACCCTTAAATTATTTATATCGCACCATTATACTTCAAAATATATTGTTGAAGAGGCAAAATATGATCTGCTTTGTTCTCAATGAAAATCAAAGGTATATTTGTATCTTCTACCGCAATGGCAACCACGATTTGTTTAATTGGCTTGCCTGTTCTTTCCTCAAACATTTCAGCGTATGCCGAGCATTGCATGAAATAGTTTTGTATATATTCTTTTTCTTTTACTCTTGTTGAAGTTTTCCAATCAACTATTGATAATTCGCCTTCCCATTCGGCGATACAATCACAACGCCCGGCGATCCCTAGTTTATCACTATACAAGGGTTGTTCAATACCATATATGTCGCCAATATGACTATCGAGAAATGGTTTCACTTTGAGAAATAGCTCTTTAGTGTCAGGCATCATCGTCTGCATTTTCATATCAGACATTTCGTTTAAAAGATATTTCTCAACAGCGTTATGTAGTTTGGTACCACGACCAGATGCTGCACGGGAAATACGATTAGCTTCTTGTTCACCAACTCTTTGGCGCCATTCATAGATTGCTTTTTTGTTATAATTGGATAGAACGGTTGTGATGGAGGGGTAGGACTTTCCTCCCGGTGTTTTATAAGTCCTACCCGATTCTGTTGTTTCGGATTCTAATTCAAAGTCCAATTCACTTAATTTTACATGATTAAAAAATTTCATTATGTTTGTTGTTTATATCCTTCGTAGATCCATGGGAAATGCTGACGAATATACCTTTCTCTATTTTTTTGTATATTTTCTTTTGACCAATCACCTAATTCATTTTCATCAGTTTCCTTCAATTCTCCCTTAAAGTGTTGTTGCAAAAGTGCTGCTTTTGTTTCAATACCTTTTCGTTTTGCCATACTATCTCCTTGGAGGATGTTGACATAACAAAGCTACTTCCCATATTTTTTCTTATGTAGTGAATCGACTACTCTTTTTGTTTGTACTTCTTTTATGGATCGTTTGCCGTGTTTTTCGGCGACAGCAGAGTTCTTGTGATTCTCTGCTACTTTGGAGAGAACTTCTTTGAAACCAGCGGGGACTTTATCTTTGATTGAAACACCGCCGACAATTGCTGCGGCGGTTAGCAAGGGTTGGATGGTCGGGTTATTTTTAAGATATTCTTCACGCTCAGAAATCTTCATAAGCGCATCAAATTCTTCACCCGAATCAGTATCAATAAAACTATATGTGGGCATTATTTTTATTTATCACAGGAGAGAACCAGATAGGCACTTGTCTTTTAGTCCACTTGGCAAAATGTGCCTTCCGTTCATTATAGTATTTATGATAGGAAGCAAGAGAATCGCCGGCGATTTTACATTCATCAGGCATTGCTGGTGTTGGTGGATAAAAGTCGCCGCCAGGCATTTTATTTGGCGGTATATCAAGGCAGTTTAGTAAACGGCTACAGGCGTGTTGTTTACCATAACGAAAAGTGTATTCTTTACACAAAAATTCCCACATTGTAAACAACCACCCGTAGTTCGCAACATTGGCTCTTACCCAAATACCAGATGGGTGATTCATGTGTGAGGCTTTCATTAATCTTGCTTCACGCTCATCAGGCAGACGCCAACGCTTAATTTTTCGACCATTTGCGGTCTTATCATAGTATTCGGTACCGTCAAGCACTCGGTGTGCGGTTGACATAAGTTGGGCATACTCAATAATCATTTTTACACAATGCTTATCAAGGTGCATTTCAGCGCACTTACGAGGATCACGGTCAAGATAAAAAATATTCATTACCAACTCCCATCATCAATCCAAATTCTTACAGTCAAAAACAAAAGTCTAATATCTATTGAATTAGCTGGTTCGAAAGCTATCTCGGCACCAAAATGAATAACGGGAATCCAAGCCCAATGGTATGGATTCACCGTCATTGTAACAGAAGCGCCGCTGTATTTGAGGTAATTAATAAAAGACATACTTATTTACAACGATATTCGATTTAATTGTTTTATCCGATGGTCTATATTCACGGCATGTTAAATTCATTTTAGAGTCGGCTTGTTTTAATGCTTTAAAAATTGTTTCTTGTTTTGCTGCACATTCTTCTACGGTTTTAAAAGTATCATATACAGCGTAATTGTTTGTTGAACCTAACCAAATTATAAGAACCCACTTCATTTAATTTACCACCTCAGAATGTTCATCGAAAATGTTAGACCACTTTTTTAATTTGATTTTCTTTTGAATAGCTGCCATATTTGCTGACGATTCATCGATAATGCCTGCTTCAAACATCAGGTCAATCATAGCAATTAAATCACCAACTTCTTCGGTTAATCGCTGACGGTTAGTTCTGTCATTGTATTCAGAATCATAACCAAAGCGAAAAACCTTACTAATCGCCTGTGTCACTTCAGCACATTCTTCTTGGCAGATTAGTAAGATTTGTTTTTCGCTTTCTTTCATATTAAACCCGTTTCACAATCTTAAAAGGTTTGTCACTCATTGGTGTAACAAACAATTTAACACCGAACCTTGCACAAGTTTCAAAAGGCACTTCTGATTTCTTCGGTACAATGAAGAACGAACCAGGTTTTGCCATCATAAACTTTGCAGCTTTTTCACTTACATTTAACATTTGAATCATTTAAATCTCCATAATATAAAAATAAGGGGCACACTAAGCGTTTCACAACGAGTGGCTGTTGTTTAAGAGTAGGCGTGACGATCCCGCTCACTCCCCCGTTTTAGTGACTAATTAGGCAGCTTCTGCTACTTGCACTTCAACAATTTCTAAGTCAGCCTCAGGTGTAACTGCTTCAACTTTCTTAGGCTTCGCAGGCGCTTTTTTCGCAGGTGCTTTTGCAGGCGCTTTTGCAGGTTTCGCTGCAAGATCAGCAAGTTTAGCAATAGACGGCTTCTTGGTCGTTTGACCAGGAGTAAAGTTTGCGCTAGTGATACCAGCACGCTTCATATACTCTTTCACATCGGCGACATTCACAATCTGATATGCCGTCACTTTGCGACCGTCTTTAATCGCCTTCACAACGCCGTTTGCTTGTGTTTTGATATGCCACATATAAGTGGACAGGCGATACATATAGATTTCTTTGCCGAGGGTGGCATCAATCTCATCAATCGTTACGGGCTTGCCAGATTGCAACACGGTCAGCAATTTCTGGAAGGGCTTAAGTTTTGTTGATTTACCACGAGCCATACTGTAATACTCCTTTATCAATTTTAGAACAACCATTATAACACAACACGGAACAAATGTCAAGGTATCTTGCCAATGTTTACCGCCTTACATAAACGGCAAATGTCTTTGCATCTTCTTTGATACAATACGATTGCCGGGTATACGAGGATCGCCTGTTTTTTACCGGGCGAGGTCCACGAAAAAGAAACCGTAATTCAACTCCGGGTTTTATAAACTTACGGAAATAATCACGATTTTCTTTTGTATATTCGCTCATCGGTATTCCTTTGAAGAGCGATGTTTCATTTGCAGGTGATGAATAAGACATAAATTTTAACATATTAACCCCAATCCTTCATATCGGTTGTTTCATTGTAACCTGCCATGTAGGCAGCGATTTCTTCTTCACTCATATCTACTTCTTCAATTTTAGTGGATTGATATGACGCACCCGTAAAATAATGCGGCTCAGGAGACCGATGATAATAAGCATCGGCACTACCACGGTCATACGCACCACCATGCCGAGTAAATACTTCACGATTAGAATATTCACTTTTTTCTCTCTCACCAATAAAAATCATCATATTAAGCTGCCTTCATCATAAAAGTAGGATACTTCACAAAACCAGTCGTATCTTTTTTTGCCTTACCTTTGGCATACAGACCGACCACCACATTTTTTGGATCTAGAAAACGCAAATCACTTTCATCGCCATTGAAAACTTTCATACCGTTCCACATCTCAGGCATCGGCGAATTCTTTTTAATACCAAACACCGTTGCAACATTCATACCTGCACGAATCGCATTGAGAGTATCAAGAGCATTATCATCAGCTTCAGAGAAGGTCAAATGATAATTGGCAATGCCGTTCACTTTGCGACCAAGAATTTTGGTGTAATCGTAGAATTGGACTTCACTAAACGCCGCAAAAATGTTACGATACAATTTACCATCACGAATCACTTCGTATTTTTCCCAGGCAAGATCAGATGTGCCATTCAAACGAAAAACAGGAACCAGATTCTTCTTAACACATTGTTTGATTGCTAATTCAATGTCTTTGACCAATTGCACCATAAACTCAGCACGATTCTCAAAAAAGAATTTTGTTTTACGAATACGAGCCTGCTGAATTGCATTGGTCGTTTCGCCTTTTTTAATCATACCGCCACGACCTGAAGTGTTCAAACAAGCCGTGGTACAACCTTTGGTACGCTTTGCACACACCTCATAACCTGAGAGGTTCGCAGGTGCAAGGTGTAGAATATAGGTCATATAACCTTGTTTCATACCTTTGAGAACTTTGGGATTGCCAATCGATAATAATTTCATATAAATCTCACATTGAAAAATAAGTTTCGGAAGAAGGCGAGCAATAATACGGTGTATCGTAACGCTCTTTAAATTCTACGCCGGTCAGTATATTTGTTTTTGTGACCATTGTTTCAAAAATTACATAACGAAATTCTTCGCCGCCATATTGCTTGGCCATTTCTTTTTCTAGACCATCTTTTGTGACATTGACAAAATCAAATTTTGCTATCATCCGTTCGCCTCTGTGACAGCGCCGGTCTGTTTTGAAAATTTCTACCGTATAATCGTTTCGCATAATATAACCTCTCTCAATTTCAATAGGACCATTATACTACAGGTTGGCAAGAATGTCAAGGGGGTGTGTTGCATAAAAACAACACTTCCAGGCGCAGGTTAGTGAACACTCACTTACCTTCTCATATTCGCCTGATCCTTCGCTTCTTCATCCGTGAAAATCGGTACAGCATTTGATTTGTGCAAAGTGCCAATACCTTTCATCTTATCACCTGTGTATTGCATAACATTCTTTTTGTAAGTATTGTATTCGGTGCTGTTGAGTGACGGATATTGCGGTGTTTCACGGCGATAAGGTTTAGGTTGTAAAGAATTTAACGCCAATTTTTCACCTTGTGTTTTTGACTTTGGTGCATATTTGGTTATCAATTCTTCCCACTCTCTGGCAAGCTCACGCTGCTTGGCTGTGGGCTTGCGCTTTCTGGATCGTTGATGAGTGTAAATGATTGTCATATTAGCAAATAGGATCTTGCACTTCAATATCGAGTAAATCTTTTTCTTGTAAAGTAAAACTAATGTAATTAGCAAGTTTATCTGCGGTCAAAGGAAACAAAAACTCGGACATTGTCCTCATTTCTTCATCAGTCATTTCATTGATTTGACTAGCGATACGAATAACATCTAATGAACTTAAAACCATAATATAATCTCCAAATTAAAATGCAATAGATTCAAAACTATAAGGCGCAACAAACTTCATTACACCATCTTCACGCTTTATAACATCACCAACCGATACCGAGTGCATTTCATCAATGCGAGTAATTTTTTCTTCAGGACCAATGTTGCCAATTTGAAACACTTCTTCAAAATCGTCAGCATCAATCTCTGCCACTTTAACATACAGACCACTTGCTTTCTCAAT